TTATTTCCCTTTGAATTTTTCAGGAAATAGACTGACAGGCGTTACTTCCACAGCTTTTCTTCTATAAACCCTATGGAAAGTTGACTTATTTCTATGACCAAGAAGATCGTCATTGTCTGTGTTTGAACCAGCCATTGCTCTAATGTCATGATATGTGAAGCGCTCTTCTAATATCGGAGGGTATCGCTTTAGCATGCGTTTCTCTCTCGCTTGAAAGTCTTCATCTGTTTCATCTTCTTGCTGGATATAGTGACCTGACGCGCGATCCATCCATCGACCAAACATAGTTTTAAAGCCGTTCCTAGTATAAGGTTGCCCATCTTTTTTGTGTATGATAAAAATAGACTTCACACTGTGTATTTTTTCGGCGTCCATTAAAGCTTGATTCACTTCCTCGGTTCTTTCTATTGATAGCTCCAGACCTCGCTTACCCGAATCAATTTCAATTTTATCCTTTTTTATGTGAAGGCTTTTTGTGAGCGATAAAACTTTATTTTGGCGCAGCCCTGTTAGTCCAGAAATTATCATCGCAATCTTTATCATTGGATGCGGAATGAAATCATACACCGCCCAGAATTCCTCATGTGTAATAAGACGTTTCCGTGGCGTCTCTGGATTACTTTCCACATCTCTACAAGGGTTTGTCTTTAGCACCCCCCATCTGATGGCTTTTTTAAAGACATGACTTAGTAGAGACTTGTCTCTGTTCGCTCTGACTGGGGCATTCCTAGCGTCCATGTATGCATAAATATCTTGAGGGGTAATCTCTTCTGGTTGCATGTGAGAGAACGCCGTTCTCAGAAATTTCATTGATGAAAGGTTATCTTCCTGGGTTGCTTTTGCTTTTCCCGGTATGATTTCAATGGTGTATTTATCGAACAACTGCCCCATCGTAAAGATATGCTTATTATCTGAGTTAAGCTCGGTATATTTGATCATGGCTGCAACATAGTCTTTGCCTAGTGGCATCCACTTGTTGTTTACGACAAAATAGTACGCGCCGTGCTGAAAATACACGTAATCCGGGAGATCTTTTCTTTTAGTTCGTTTTCGCACGACTTAATCCTGATAAATTTGGTTTGCTTCGCTTTTTTTGGAGTGGGCCATACAGTATTGACCTAGCAACTCTTGGATTTCCTGTAGCAGATATAAAGTGCGGTATCCCATATTCCCGTAAGTGCTCAATCTGCTTGCTTTTGAAAGCATAACCAGTCAAGTCCCTTAATTCATCGCGGCTCAGAAATAGTTCGGTTTTAACTTCAGCCATGTTATCTATGCTCAATACTTTTAGGAGGCCACATAACCACAGTTGACTCAACAGGAGTTCCATCTGCTGGAATAATTAAGTCTTCATGTTTCTTATTTCCACCCCGATCAAAGCCAGTAACTCTAATTGTTTGTGGTTCACAATTTAGTTCACTTACAATTGGTAAAAGCTTCATATTGATCAATTTGCAGTGATCTAGAATTGTTTTCTGCCTACTCATTATTTATTAATCCATCCGTCTAAATCGAGGTAGAGCTTTTCGTATGTTTTTCGTTAATGTAGTTATGCTCTGGACACCTAGGAAGGCATCATTGCAATACACTCGGTAGTTATCTATTCTGTCACCCTCAAAGCATTCAAATATCGCCGTTTCATTTGTTGCTTTTCTCTCTATCGTGATCTTGATGTACGGATCATGCTCAACATATGGCAAAGCTTCTCCAGCGTTTTGCATCCGCAGTCTTTCTTTTTTAGCTAAAGCCTGCTTCGACCATAGTTTTCTAGCCTTTTTATTTGACCTGTATGCCATTGTTTTAATTGTATCGACTTTGCGCAATACGTATATTGCAGTGTTATACGGCTTGAGGTTGCTCGACCGCACTCCGCAAATGGCTGATCCTGACTGAGATATCATCGCCGTTAAATTTCTCGTTGTAGTCAAGCATTGCGCTAGCCTTGCCGCCAGCGACAACGCCATGCGCCCACGTATCACACTGGGAATTCACTTTCATAGCAAAGGTTCCTTTTCGAGAGTGATTTACTAAATATGTTTTACCATTTTCTAAATTCATGCTTTTAATCTCCGTAGGTAAATCGCCGCATAACCATCAAAATCTAGCGGACGGTTATAACGCAGCGTTCTTTTCAGCGGCATACCGCCGCCACTAATTTTGGTAGTTATAGCGCTCGTCCGGTTCAGCGCTGGCGTAAAGCTTTTAACCCTAGTGCCAGCTTCTTCGCCGGACGCTACGCTCTCCGGCTCTAGTTCCAATAAGCCGAAGGGTTTTCCCAATCAGGGTAATTTTCATTAAGCCAGCCAGTAGCAACCTTTTGCATTTCTTGCTCAGCCTCCCAGTACTTGTCAGAGTATTGATCACATTCCACTTTGTCGGTTTCGAATACGATGGAGTCGCCATCAAGAACGCGGTACTGAACATGCTCTTTTGCTTCGTAATCTTGGCGCAGGCAGAAACGACGATCCAAGTTCATGTGAGAACTGCGATCATAGAATGCCGCCTTATAAAAAATGCTTCCGCGCTTGCGGCCTTGGTCGTCAAGCAAATCACTCCACATCGAATGATCTGTTGGCTTCTTTGTCCATCCTTCAGGGAATTGAACGTTAATAAAGATATCGTCGGCATCGTCACCAAAAACAAACCCAAGAGCCTCTAGTGCTTCACGGGGGCATTCTTTCGGCAGGGTTTCATTTGCTACAAAGCTTTGCTGTCCGGCGGCTTCCTGGGCTTCGATTCCTCCAGGCGTGGATGCTGCAACAAAGTTATCAAGATCTCCGCTAGCTGCGGCCTGTAGTGCTGCTGGTGTAGTTTTCATCGTGGTTCTCCTAGTTAAAGTGTAATCGCGCTATAACAAATAGCTACAGCCGACCCACAAACGCGGCGTTCGTTCCTCACTCTGCGATTGCGGTCGGCTGAGCATGGCGTTATGTGGCAAAGCAGGTAAGGCTCACTTCGTCACCGTCAGTGCCTGTCGCTTCAAGTGGCCGCTCCATTCGCTCGCCACCATCAGTCCCTTCTCTAATAATACACACAGTAACTGGCAAATCGCCGTCAAGCCCAGAAAGGAACTCCCGCAACTCTTTAACATTAAACCCAACATCATCATCACTCTCAACTTGTATTGCACACATAACAATTAGCTCCAGGCGACACCATACCGCGTCGCGTTTTGTGGTTAATTCTAGGCTATGCGGTGCGCGGTATGGCGCACCTGAGCATGGTCGTTATGTGACGCTATAAACTTCCCTTTTACCCTCGCTATTTGGCGGAGATACAATTCCGTCTTGCTCCATATTTTCAATTAATCTAGCTGCTCTATTAAATCCAAGTTTGAATTTACGCTGAATGCCGCTAATAGATGCTCTGTTATTTTCGATAACAAACCTACATGCCTCACTGTATTGCTGGCTGTATTCATTATCTGCGCAGGTATCGCATTTGCCGTTATCGGATAGTTTCCCGTGTCGACTGCAAACGCCATTTGCTACAGATAGTAATGGAGGGTTGTTAATAGCCTGATTGTTTTGATTTGAGTTGCTCATATTTAGTTACCTAGATAAAGGAAATATCTTAGCTATCTGTACTTCAGTTAATTCCACAAAAACCAAATCATCCAGCTTTACATCAATCCATGATCCATCTCCGAATGTTAGCATTTTTTTCGCTGGGTCTAGGGTGCTGCTGCACTCTGCAAATCCGATCACAGGATGATTTAACCCGTAATTCTCGTGTCCCGTTAACACTGCTGTTACCTCACTCATGATCTTTTCCTCGCTATACATAACAAATAATTACAGTAGAGCGCCGAGTGAGTTTATTTGTGAAGAGAATGCGCATGTATGTATTCCTCACCTGCTTTGTTCATTCTGCTATCGAATGTCTCTTTTGTGTCACCAGATTTAGTGGCGCATGGTCCTTTTAACGGGCAAGCATTCCCGCAGCTGTGTTGCGAACAAATATTCTTAACTACATCACTTCTATTGTCTTTCATAATGTTTCTCGATTTCTGCCGCTTCGCTAAAGATAAAAAACGCCGTATTAAATAGGTTAGCACTGACAACACCTTTACCGAACAATACTAAGAGGCCTCGAAGGTGTTTTGTTTCAGGACTTACAGTGCTCACGCCCTGAGGAAGTGCCTCGCGCTGTATAATTAATCGATGCTTTGTGCCGTTAGAATCGCTCGATTGTGGATGTGCGGATAGTCTTCACTTAAGTATGTAATCACTACTTCATGCTTTAATAGCTGCCTGAATTCGTCCCAAAGTTTTCTATTAGTAACCTGAAACTCAAATATTTCACCACCAACATCGATTTTCCCTACGCCAACTTGTACTACTACGCCGATGACATCAAAGTTAGTCAAGATGCCTTTCCATACTCTCCGTTCATTGTTTTTCAGCAGTTCCGTTTCATGGTCTTTTTTTAGTTGCTGCCAGCGGTCAAAGCCATAATCATTAGCAGTGATAGCTACGGGCAGTAGGGCGAACATTAGATAAAGAATATATATTTTCATTTTTAATCCAGTATATGTGCGTGTGTGTTGCTATTTTTCACCATTTAAACTGCAAGACTATTTGGTTTACTCCGGATTTCAGAAACTTCTTCATTGCTTAATTCTCTAAGGCCTGGAACCGGTATATATCTGTTTTGCGCATCTTCAGGTACGTTAACTGCCCATTTGTCACCCAAGCGTTTTAACGAGGCAAAATAAACATTCTTTCCTTCTATAATCGCTTGGGAATTAATTAGTGATCGGAATTCATCAAGCTTGGGGCGCACCATGCTTGCTAACGTATGCCGCATAACCTGACCATCTTCAGACGATTCATCGGGGCAGTAATACGGCGGATTTTTATAAGGCTTCCAACCAGGCGGGATCTCACCAGTAAACATGACAGCTAAAATTTCCCCGTTTTCTTCAATATATTTGTCAATATCGAGTGATTTCAATATCATCTTTCGTAATGATTCGATCACTTCAAACTCCTTGTAATGACTGGTTACGACATTTAGCAAATCGTTTCCTTCAACAGTAAAAAATCTGTAGTTCATTTCCGTGCTCCCTATTGCTTATAAGCGCTAATATCAATAACTGCATCAGCCATTTGCCATAGCTCCGGCGTGTGTGAGATAAAAAACTCCTTGTCGTAATCCCCAATCTCAAGCACCTTCCTTTTCATGTTAAAAAATGCGAGCTTGTTATCCGGATCTAGCGCTCCGTCCAGCTCGTCAGAAAACAATGTTTTTAGCTTTATTGGAGAAAGACTCGCTTGATACAGGGCTATAGCGCGAGTGATTGCTTCGTTAATCCATACTCGCTGACCTCCCGACATGCATGCGATGTTTTTTTCTGAATCACTTTCGGAATCAAAAACAGTGATTTCAAAAACTTCTTTCTTTAGCCCGCTTTTCAATGTTTTCTGCGTATCAATTCGAACGCTAAATCTATGTCCGTAACAGGAGACTAATAACTCATTTGTATACGAAGCTAGGGTAGGGCCTGCATCGTCGATTGATAGCGCTATGATTCCATCAATTCCTAGTGCTGTTTGAAGCTGTGTCCAGATTGCGATTTCATCTTCCAACTTTGTGCCTAGAGCTTTTAGCTTTTTAGCGCCATACAAAGCCAAAATAACTTGATCCAATTCCGCTTTGGCAGTGGCAATAATGTTATTTTGTTTTTCAATAAAAAGATCGAGACTAGCAAGCTCTGTATCTGCTGAGGATAATTCCTTTTCAGCCTGCTCTAGTCCACTAGCCTCGACAGGAGGGGGTAATCGTTTTAATTCGGTTTCAATACTGGAAATCGCGTTATCTCTTATTATCTGCGCGTCAACTTTTCTCTGATCTAATGCTTTCTTTGCTTCACCTTCGCTAATAACTAGCTGGTTAATCTGTATCTCAATTTCTTTGATCGATGAGTTTGCAGTATTGATTAAATCTTTAATGGATGCTTGTGATTCCTGCGCTTTCACAATTAATGATTCGTTATGCTCTATTACATCCGTAGCGTCATTTAAAGATTCCGTGAGGGCAGTAATTTTATTGTTCTCATCGATATCTGATTGTGCGGTGTCGATCTGTTTTTGTAGTCTGGTTAATTGCTCTTGGGGATTTCCAAGAGCGGCAATTTCCCCTGTTATTGCCTTAATATCTTTTGCGAACGCTTCATATTCTGTTCTTGCCTTATTTAGTTCAGCGTTAACTGCGACGCATTGATCTTTCGCTTTGATCGCGTTTTCTAATAGCTTGCAATTGATTTGCATATCGCTACCTTGACAGGGTACTTCGCTGCACAGCTGCGCTCTAAGCTCATAGTCTTTAAGCTGTTCAGTTTTCGATGTACCTTCCGATGCAAGCTTCTGAGCCTTAACAGCCAGTTCGCTACGCTGATCAAAGAGCGCCTGAATTTTAATCACATCTGATCGTAATTTCTCCCGTTCTTTGATAAGGTCAGCTAAAGCCTCATTAAGGCCAGGCGATTTTTGCTGGGCTGAAATAATCACAGGTTTCTTACAGATTAAATCTTGTTGTCGCTTAATTTGTTGGCTATATCCGGCTATTTGCTGGTCATACGAGCTGGACTGAGTTTTGTAACTGGCTATCTGACTAGCCAGCCCTTTTATTGCCTTCGCTTTTTGATCTTTTTCGTTTTCGCTTCTATTTCTAAGTGAGTGTATATCCGAATCAACTTCACTAAATTTATCTTTCAGTTGCTTTTCGGTAAATATTTTACGAGAATCTAAGTCATTTCGGCGTATTTCAACTTCAGTATTTTGATTGTTCTCGGCTTGTAAATCGGCAACTCTCCGTGTAGCTGCTTGAACTTTATTTCTCGCGATAGGTTGATCAAGCTTGGCCTTATCGAGCATCCTCTCTGCATCGTTTACAGTATTCGTTAGTGCACTTTTTTTGGATTCGTTTTCAGCTGCTGCACTAAGATCTGACTGCATCAGAGACAGCTTCATCTGCAGGCCTTTTTTAACGGTGCCAGCTTTCTGTCCTAACTCAACTACTTGGTTCATGTTTAGCAATTCTGACATTAACGACTTAATATCACCATTGTCATATGTTGATATAGCAGGTCTACCTTGAGCAGCAAATTGTGAAGTAAAGAACATTTCTGGTGTGCCTAGCAGACTATTTATACAAGCGTCGTATGTTGTTGACTTACCATCGCTCACTAAGCCATTCTCTGCTGTGAACGGTTCCCAGTTTCCCTCAGCATCCTGGTAAAATAGATATGATTCTGTTTTTTTAGTTCTGTTCGCCCCTTTAATTACAATTGACGATCGATAGAGAACTCCGTTATCTGAGAAAACGAATTCCTTTTCAGCGTTGCCTATTGTTTCATCGTAATAACTGAATGATCCCGGAGAATAATTTTTCACTTTTGACGGCATAATGCGGTATGGCTGCATATTATCTATAACTGTTGTTTTCCCAGCACCGTTGTGACCGATTACAGCTATTAATTTTGCGTCGCCAACCAACTCTTCAAAGTTCAAATAAAGCTCGTCTCTATTTAAACCGTCCTTGATGCCTATAAAATGTTTTAATCTTACACTTATTGGTAGCAATGTATTTCCCTCACTATTATTTTATTAAACGGTAGTAAATAGCAACCATTAAGCAGCTGTTAAAATTCTTTCTTGATCGATTAACGTTTCCAGTATCTCATCAGAATCAAGTGATTCGAGCAAAAGCAATCGTTCCTGGAGCGGTGCTGGTTTTATTTCTGTTGTATCTGCCCATTTAGCCAGCTTGGATGTAAGAGATACATCGGTATTTATTCCGCTCGCTCTTGTTCGCTGTATGGGATTGATAATCCCCTCGACTTTGCACATTTCAGCGCCAGCTTTGAGGAAAATATTTTCTATTTCCTTTTTATCAATTGAGCTTCTAAATTCTTGGTCAACGTGGTAGCGAATTCGCACGTGAGCACCTTTTGCTTGTTGTGCTATGTCGTTGAGTTCAACCATATCTGGTACACCGTCAAAGTTAGCTTGCAAGAGTGTTTTAGCAGGTGTTTTAATGAATTCTGTAGTCACAGCATCGGAATCGACACCCCAAATTATAAAGCCCTTATCTGTTAGTTCACCGAAATGAAGTCGTCCAATTGAGCCGGCGTAAGCAATGATTCTTCCCTGATCCTCCCACTCCTGGTACTGATGAATATGACCGATCATATTTGCTACTGCTCCAGCAGCGAATATTGCCCCGGTGGTAAATTCGTGATCGGTGCCAGCCATCGGAACACCTTGCTCAGTGATGCAGCCAGTTATTGTTCCATGAGATGTAAAAACAGTTGCTAGTCCAGTAGCGCGAGCTTTTAAGTTGCTACTGTTCCAACCTTTGCAAATATCTAGCACATAATCCCCAACAGCATCAGCTGCATCTTTGACACCGACTGTTCCGGCTAACTTTGCTTTGTTGATGGTTGGTAGGCATGAAAAAAGCGCTTTACTGTTAGAAGGGATTTCTTCAAATCCCCATGCATCAGACTGGATCCATGTATTATCGTTTGTCAGCACGACTTGTGAAATAGAATCAGCGACATGTATAGGAAAGTTTCCGCCTAGTGTTTTCAGCACGTCAAGTGAACCAGGTGTATCATGCGAATAAGTCCCTTGGAGCACAAGGCCTGGCATTACTTCAGTTAATCGTTTTAGTTGAAGCAGCATTGCGGCAACTACAGCTGCGTTCAAATCGATTCGTAAATCAGTCAAATCCCCAGAAATCAAAAAGGCATCACATTTATTTTCAATAGCCTGTGCTACGGCAAACTCGAAACATCGAGTGACTTCGCTTAGGTACTTTGGTGAATAGTGTACGTCAGAGAAGTGTGCAATTTTTAACATTCTATTATCCATTGTTGTCGCCTTCAGGTGATGGGAATTCTGGCATTTCAAAACTGTTGTCTAGCCCGTTATTTTCTATCGCCTCACTGGGGGCGGTGGATGTGTTTTCTAATGCCTCATATGCTTCAGTCGCTTTCTCCGAAAGAGTATCTTCATCATTAAATGACTCTGATAAGAATAAAAGCTCTTGATCAACTTGTACTTCAGTTAGCCATTGTTTAACTTTTATGGGTTGCTTTGTTTGCGGATCCAGCATAGAAACCATGCGCTGAACCTTGGTTACATAAAATATTGGCTTACCCTGTTCAAAACCGGAAATTCTACCGCGCTTAAAGGATACTTGTGCTAGCTGCTGGCGTATCTCACTTAGTGCATAAAAAGACCGAGTGGAGAGTTCGATAAGAAGCCCCCTCGGTACTTTTGGTATATGGAAGAATAACGATCCAGATAACGTGCAGGCGCGTGATTGGTACTCACGGCACGAGCCAGGAATGCATTCACCATTATTTTCATTGCGAAGTATGATATTACGACCACCGAATTGTCGCGCCCCTCTGTTATTTGAGGTATTAGGTTGCAGTGGCTCGTACATTTTACAAAAACGATTACCCACTGAATCGTACTCCGACCAGTACTGCAAACCTTTCGCGCCAAAACATTTGAGAGCATGAGGCAATGCCGAGTAGATATCATCTGTTGAAAAGTATATAGGGAAAGATTTCAGCACTCGACCGTCTTCGGTGTCAGTACCGTATTCATCCATAATGAGCTTTGCTACTTCCGGATCGGAAAACTCTCGCGCCTTAACTGTAAAATATGGAACATTTCTGGGTGTAAGGGGGTGTGCTTTGGAGTCGCCTAAATGAGTTCTGATTCGCTGCACAATGGCTTCATTGGAAGCCCCAGCCTCAGTTCCTTTATCAAAAATATTCTGAACACCAGGCTTCGCGGCGGCAGCGCGAGTGAGGACCTTAATGCCAGCGCGTATTTTCCCTGATGCTCGTAAAACGGGTTTGTGTGAACCAAGAATGTCGTTTTTATGTAAAGGGGGTGGATGTCCTTCTGATGTGTGCACGATAGCATTCATTTTTAATTTAACTCCATATTGTTTTCAATCGAATCAATGCATTCTTTCAAGCGGGTCATGTTTAATGGTAACTGGAAGGCAACCACTAAAGCTTCTGCGTAGTTTGCAGCCGCCCAAACTTTCTTTGTAAATTCGGCTGGGCAGGTTTCCGCGTTACTTGCTGCGCGATCCAAAATTCTTTTTGTAGTGAATTGGCAGCGAATGAGTGCATGATCAGGCAAATCCCCGCTCAAGTGAGACTCTAATGAATCTAGACACTTTTTGACGCTATTGTCGCAAGGATAAACGCTTGAGAACGAAAGCAGGTTGCTTTGCAGGCTGCGGTAAATCACTTCATTGCTGGTTACTGCTAAATTCTTCATGTGGTCACCCTCCTTGAAAGCAATATTAGCACGTCGAATAATAAAATCAAATAAATTAGACAGGAAAATTATTATTTGCGAAACGATTGAAGAATTAATCAGGAAGGGATTGCATATTTAGATCGAGCACCCTGCGCTCAGGGTGCTTTGTGCGGAAAGTACTCGTTACGTTGCTAGATAAATAAATTTACCTATAATTTCTTGAGTAGGGTCTTTATTTTCCGCAAGGCATTCGATGTACACTGTAATTATAAGTTTGGCGAACACTTTAGCTTTGAGCTTAATTGAGTGCTCCTCAATATATGTGACAACAGCTTCAATTACTTTTTCAAACAGCTCTTTTTGTCCAGAAGAAAGCTGGAGATACTCTAGTTCAGCTGAGTCTTTGCGAGCATTTTGTTGTAAGAAAGCAGCGTTTCCAGTCACTTTAGCGACATATTTATCGAATTCTGGCCGGATGTCGGTCGGTTTTACGCCTAGCAATTCAGCCCATTTTAAGACTGCGTTCACGCTGAGTGGCGTGTGCGCGTTCAGGTGTTGACTTACAATTCCTTGACTCTTGAACCCCATATCCTCGGCAATTTCATCTTGATTTATGCCTGGGTGTCGTAATTTCCAAGCCCTGTATAGGCGAGACAAGTTTTCAGATGCGCGTATGTCTTCTTGGGTTAGCGGTTTTCGATTTCTTTTGTTACCCATCTTGAGTTACCTGGAGGTTGAACGTCGTGAATATACTATTTGCACTACTAATACAAAAATAGCTGGACAAAAGTCTTGACTAAGAATATTCGACCACCTAATATTGAGCTAAACATGATTACAGAAATGAATTTAAATCAGTACCTAAGCGAGTCGGGCATCAATCAAACTGATTTCGCAACGAACATGAAGCGGACGCAGGGCAGAATTGCTCAATGGTTAAAAAATGGAGTGCCACCACTAATGGCAATTCCTGTTGAGGCTGCGACGGGTGGACTGGTTCCTCGCTATATAAGTTCTCCGGAAATATATCCTCCAGAGCAATATCGCGTAGTTTACCCAGTACTGTTTCAGCTTCTGTATAGTCATGCTGTTAATAATAAGACAAGTTAAGTAGGGGATTGAAGGGGAAGCGTAGGGACAGCAAATCTTTTTATCCAGATAAACGTGAGGATCGAAGTCGATAAACGAAGGAGCTTAAAATGAGCAATATTAATGAAGTTAGGCGCAAGTTAGATCAAGTGTTGCTGAGCGTTGACAGAGAGCAGGCTGCTGAATCTCTTCAGCTAAAGAAATCAGAGGTTTCTCGTAAAATTAACGGTGACAACGGATGGAATAATGAGCAGCTTGCAAAGATTATCAGTCTTGCTGGTGCTCAAATCATACCTGGAGACGGTAGTTACGTGATTGTCCCATCGGAAGAGTATGAAGCCACTAAGTTTTTTGCTCAAAAAGGTTTTTCGTTAGCGAGTTAGTCTTTCGAGTCGCTTCCTTATAGTAGTCGTGCGAGGTTTATTTTCGAGAATCTTTATTAATTGATTGATGACGATATCGATTTCTGGGTCATCGAGTGTAGATATCGCATCCAATATGACTCTATTTTTTTTGTTTATGCCGGCAAAAAACTCTTCTGGCGATGAGTCGAGCAACTTAAGAAGCACCAGGAATTGCTGCAGATAGAGATTTTTACCTTCATAGAAATTAAGAATATTGGAGAGGGTTGAGTGGTGAATTCTTTCCGGAACATCGAGAGAGTGGGTTTTTCCGCATATGATTCGCATCGAGTCTTCTGATTGCTTAATCAGCTTGTTTAAGCGATTAAGGATTAATTTGGTTTCTTTGTTGGCAAGATATGTCATATCTTGCATGGTAGTGAATAGCTACCCGGAACACAATTAGTTGTACTAATACTCGGAGGGGTTATGTTTCAAATATTGGAGTTGTCGAGTGCGCTTCGTCAATTGATTTCTTTTTTCTCGTTCAATATTCAGGGTTTTAAATGAATTGCAAATCCAAAATTGGCTGTCGTCATGACGTCATGACGGCGGCATGATGGCAACGGTAAAAGTAAAAGACTGGCCAAAATGGCAGACATACCGAAAAGATCGCGGCACACCACCATGGATAAAAGTGTATCGGAATCTCATGAGCAATCCAGAATGGGCAGATTTAACCGATGCCGAAAAGGGGCAGTTAGTGTCAATGTGGATTGTAGCCGCAGATAAAGAAGGTGATTTACCTGGTGATTCACGGATTCTACAAAAAATGTGCATGCTTGATGAGCAGCCAAACGTCAACAGATTCATTGACTTAAAGTTCTTAATGCGAGTCGGTTGCCAAAGTGACGCCAGAGTGACAACAGATGGTCACCCCAAAGGTGTCGAGCTGCCAACCAAAAACAAGCAAAGTGACGCACCAGAGACAGAGACAGAGACAGAGACAGAGACAGAGACAGAGACAGATAAAAACACTACCTCGCCAAAAGAAATTGACGAGAAGGATTTGGAAGTTGCTACGCACATTTATAATGGACTTCTAAGAATCAACCCGAAGCATGACAAGCCAAATTACACTGCATGGGCCAAAGATGTTCGATTAATGCGAGAAAGAGATAGGCGGACGCATGACGAAATTAAAAATCTATTTGATTGGGCAAATAATGATTCGTTTTGGCAGACAAATATTCTTTCACCGTCAAAACTTCGGAAACAATGGAATCAACTGACTATCAAGCGAGGTGTGTCAAAAAATAATAAGCACAGTGGCTTTAAGGAAAGGGATTATTCACAAGGAACAGATGAACTCAAAGACCCTAAATGGGCTGAAGAATGAGTACCGCCTTGAGTCAGAAAACTAAAAACGAGTCTCCTGCTGATGATTATAAAAGGCGTGAGCTTTTTAGAAATGCAGAGATCCCGGTTAGATTTAAAGGTAAAGACTTTGATAGCTACTTACCCACATGTGAAGGAGGAAAAAAGGCCCTTAGAATTTCGAAAAGCTTCGCGGGAAGTTTTAGTGATCGTTTGGCGTGTGGGGATGGGTTGATATTTTTTGGGAAAACGGGAACTGGGAAAACTCATTTAAGCTGCGCTATTGCTAGTTACATCATTCGTGAATTTGGTTATTCAGTTTTATTTACCGAAGTGCTAGAGATGACGAGGCAAATTAAAGAAACATATAGAAGAGACACGGCACAGACTGAGCGTGAAGTGATGCGAAAATTCTGCCGCCCAAGCCTGCTTATACTGGATGAGGTTGGAATGCAATTCGGTAGCGATGCAGAAAAAGTCATCGTGTCAGATATTATAAATATAAGATATAAGCGCGTAAAATCAACAATATTGGTTAGTAACTTAACACTGAGTGAGCTAGAAGCGTGTGTTGGTGATCGTGGTGTAGATCGCATGTACGAAGGCGGCGGGGTGATTATTCCATTTGACTGGGGTAGTTACCGACGTGGATCTTAACGGCAGAATGGAGGATCTCATATGAAACCTGAGAATCTGGGTCTGAAAATGTTTACCTGCCCAAACTTGCCGGGTAATTTGCGATTAACAGCAAATAGCTGTTCGACTCAATGGAAAAAAGCGTCAGAACAAAAACCGGGGAAAGGGTGCCCATTGTTCGAGTGCAGAGGGTGTGAGATTGGGGCGAAAAATTCCGGAGTATTGCACCCTGAAGAATTAAGAAAGCCTTGTGAGATAGATAGGATATGCCTTAATTGTCATAAACCGGCAAGCAGCTTAGTCTACAAACGATTGTGTATTTCTTGTTATAACCGAGTGCTTGAAGTAGTGAAAGGTGTAAATGCAAAGGGGACTAAGCCAGTAAAGCACGGCCCCGTTTTTACAGTGCGGATAGCTTACTTGGTTAATGGGAAGCGAAAAGAAAGGGTGATAGAAAGAGTTTCGTCATTACTCGAAGCTGAGCTATCGATAGTAAAAAGTTATGACGAAAAGGTTTCATTTATGCGCTCTGTCGATGGTTTGATCAGTGATCAATACAGCATGTTTAGATTGTAATGACTAGGCGAAATAAAATCATTAGAAGTGTGGGGAAGCGATCAGAATCAGTTGAGCAGCAAAGCTTGTTTAACTGGCGAGATGAAATGGTAATGAAGTTCCCTGGTAGATACCCTGGAATTGACGAGATGCTTGCGACACTAAACGGAGCGTATTTACAGGGTAGCAAGGAACAAAGAGCTCGTCGATGGGTGCAACTCAAGAAGGAGGGGGCTAGAGAAGGAGTGGCAGACATTTTTCTACCAGTGCCTGTTTCTACCTATTCTGGGCTTTGGATTGAGATGAAGATAGAAAAAGGTGGTGTAACCAGTCAATCTCAAAAAGAAGTTGCCGCAAAAATGATGCAGCGAGGCTACTATTTTGGAGTTTGCGCTGGTGTTGCGTCAGCGATCAGACTTATACAGTTTTATTATTCTATGGATGATTATCTTTGAGTTAATTGGTAGCTATATACAACCATTTGAAGTTGGAGGAAATATGTTGAGAAGAAAAAGTGATTTGCTAGCGAAGAGAACTAAGCTTCAGCATTTTTTTACATTGTGCATGCTGGGTTACTTTATCCTGGTGGCCAAAGCTCTTTTTGATTGGGTATTGGCGTTGGGAATGCAATGAGTGACGATGAGATGATGCTTGACATGTATTCCGTGCCAGGCGATGAAGATGTAAATCCTAGAGCTTATTACGACCAGCTGTTAGCTGACTGTCCAGAACATAGTGATTTAGCAGATGGTGAGGCAGTTGTTGATTTTCTTTTTGTTCGCGATCCCGTTGTGATGCAGGGAAGGGAGGTTTTAGGGGCGGTTCATTTACCTGCGGTTCAAGGTAAGTTAAAAAAAGTTTTCCTGTGGATGATTATCAGCTTATTCGGACGGCTGCCCGATTTTCTTGTAACGATTGACAAACAATATTGGGATAGTGGTAGCGAAATAGATCAAGAAATACTTATTTACCATGAGATGTGTCACATGATACATCAGGTCAATAACGAAGGTGAGCTTAGGTTTGATTTGTATGGTAATCCTATATGGGGATTACGAGGGCATGACGTTGAGGAGTTTACTCAAACAGTCCAGCGTTACGGTGCGTACAGCAACGAAATTAGGGAGTTTATCAATGCCGCAAATAGAAAAGACTGAGCGTGGATTGGTGTTTGGAGATCCAGTAAAAATTATGGATGATTGTGGTGCGGAGCTCTGCCGAGGAAAAATAAATAGTTACGATGCAACTAAAGACTGGTTTCAGGTCGAGTTTGAACATTCATTACCTAAATTTATTAATTATCCTGCTCACCGAGTTTGGCCGGTATGACAGATAAAGATTTGTCCAGCTATCGTGTGATCGCGAAATTTGACGCGTTCATTCGTAGGCCTGAGCCACTTAAGACAGGAATGACCGCATTGCTATTTGCTGAGAATGGGCCTCATGCCGATGAGGTCAATAAGCTAGGGATTAGCGAATATCAAGATGCGTTTGTGAGCGTGGAGATGTTCGATGGGCAAGAAACAATGGATGGTTTTTTTGGTTATATTCGAAGACCTAAGCCGCTTGTGAGTGGAATGATTGCGCAATTCTTTGGTGAGAATGGCGACGACTCTGACAAGATCGCTGCTCTGAGCTTGAGTAATTTCCTAGATATGCGACTGACGTTTTGTGTGAGGTATATCCAAGATCCGGCAGGCAAAGATATGAAGAAAGCCAAAGGCCCATATAGCGAAGCGGCTTCGCTTTTGTGGAGGTCTAGCTTCTTCGCTACTCCTGACGTCTGGGTAAAGACTGGTACAGATAAAGAATTCCTCGCGTGGGTAATTACTCGGCCTTGTTGTATTTCTAAAGAATATGGAAATCACAAAGGTGACATCGTTCCGATGCATGTTCGTCGTGTTGCTAACGGTTCAGGGACTAGTATTAAACCTGAGTATAGTGCAATTGCCGGTTGCTGGTTTCATCATAATGCGATGCAGCATCAGAGTGGCGAGAGTGCTGTAGGGGGGCGAGATTTTTTCGATAGGCAACGCATACAGCACTTAAGATTATGGGGTTGGCAGTGCTTGGTTAGTTTAAACAAGGCAGAAAGTATGACGTTCGTTCCACCAGAGTTCGTGTACTCATGGGCAGTTGCAAATTCTGTAGACCAGTACCTACCGCTGCAATATCGGAAGTTTGTTAGGTTAGAGGCTGGGAACAAGTAACAATTGAAAATGTTTATAGCAGAAGCGATAGAAATCATGACAAGACCTGTAACAATATTTGAATACTGGAGGCCGGACGATGCTGAGTATGATGATTCATATCAGAAGCGTGAAATGGGAAAGGGTGTTTTCCATGAGTTCGGTGTTAGCTACGAAAATGTTGGCGATAGCGTGGGTAACTATTCAACCGCGATTATTGAACTACCAAATGGACAAATTGTTAATGAGCCTGTTGAAATGATTCAATTTGATGACAAAGGTAAGGAAAATGGCTAAAGGTGTAAATAAGGTGATTTTGGTTGGCAACATAGGTGGTGATCCGGAGGTTCGTTATACTCCCGGCGGAAGTGCTGTCGCAAACGCAACAATAGCAACTAGTGATACCTGGAAAGACAAAAATACTGGGCAAAAGCAGGAGCGCACTGAATGGCATCGGGTTGTGTTCTTTAATCGTCTAGGGGAGATAGCAGGCGAGTATTTAAAGAAAGGATCAAAGGTTTATGTGGAAGGAAGTTTGCGAACACGCAAGTGGCAAGATAAAAATGGTCAAGATCGGTACACGACTGAAATAGTTGGTAGTGAAATGCAAATGCTTGATTCAAAAAGTGGCTCTCAAGCGGGCACAGGCAGTCCAGCAGGTAGTTATCAGCATTCCCCGAATAATAGAGCCCCATCACCGGAGCCAGTGGCCGCAGCAGACTATTCTGATTTTGATGACGATATTCCTTTCTAGACGGAATATCATAGACTAGTTGTTTAATTAATCACAGGACTTGAATGATGCTAAGAAAGTTAACCAAGCAAATGAAATCGGAACTTTTTCAATTGATTGCGATGAAACTCGTGAGATCTGAAGTTGAAGAGTATGAACACTCAATTAAAGTACTAGCTGACGCGCTATGGGAATGGAAATACAAAAAAGATATAGACATTATTACGACTCTCCCTGACGGGTTCATGCGCACTTGCAGCTGCGCAAACCTAGCGCACATCGATTTTCTAGTAATAAATATAAACCAAATAACAAATTGTTATATGCCAGAAAAACTAAGTAATAGCTCTTCTAGTTGGGCACATACCACAAATTCAATTTCGTTTACTTCAAAAAAACGTGTTAAGCGTGATGATCAATATAGTGTGTCCATTGCCGCACATGAGCTACCAAAAAGCTTAATGAATCGCATTGATAAAATGAAAAAGAAGTCGGAGGTCCTGCGAGATAAAATTAGTAGTCTCATGGTGGAGCTGAAAGGCGTTATACAGTCTAGCAAAACTATAAAAGATTTGAGAGAAATACTGCCAGAATTTAGTGAGTTTTATCCTTCCGATAATGCGGATAGTTTTCCTGTAATTTCCGTTTCAGCGGACAATATTCAATCCGCTGCTAGAAAATGGGCAAAAAATAACGCTGCCACATCAGCTCAATAGATCCGTAAATGGAGTGTGACATGATTGGATTTAATGTAGGTGATTTACTTAACTCTCTTAATGTAGTTGGTTTGGCGAAACCATCAAGGGAGGTGATACCTATTCTCGGTAATGTTTATATTAATTATGGTGCCAATTCACATTTGCTAGTAACAGATATGGATGTTCAGTTAGCTAGCCGAATTGATATCTCTCGCAGTGATTTAAGTGGTAGCTTGTTGCTACCACTTGGTAAGCTAGTTGGCATTTGTAAAGTGCATGATAAGAGTGAAGATGGGGTTATCAATATCGGGGCCAATAATCTCTCTATTCGAATAGGTGTGGGGCGATATACGTTTAATAAAGTTTCTCCTGATGATTTTCCTGTCCAGGTTTCAAGAGAGGATGAGGAGTCGCTGTGTCCAAGTATATCATCACCGCTTATGAAAAAATGCGTGCAACTCGTCGAGCATGCTCAAGCAATCAATGACGTTAGATACTATCTCAACGGGATTCACTTTGAGGTTATTGATAACGTTATGCATGTAGTAGCAACCGACGGACATCGCTTAGCCTATTTTAGGATGGATGTGGATATGAAAAACACTAATTTCACAGTGCCGAAAAAAGGAGTTGAGGTTTTAAAAAAAGCACTTGACCAGGAGGAGCAAGTGGAGATCAAGGTTGGAAATAAAAGCATTGAGATTGTCGGGGAACAGGTATCCGCAAGATCAAATCTAGTGGATTGCCGGTACCCTGATTACAGGCAATTTTTTAAGCAGAAAGGCGACTTAAAGGTGCTTGTGAAAAGAGCAGATCTGGTCAATGGCTTAAGACGAGCTGTTATTATTTTGGATCTCAAGAGACGAGCTATCAAACTCACGTTTGACAAAGACAAGATAGAAATATTTGCCACGAATGCTGCAGGCGAAACGGCTGACGATGATGTGCCGTGCTCGATGAGTAAGAATATAAAGCTGGAGCGTGGTTTTAATCCAGAGTACATCCTTGATGCGATCAGTGTTATCGGCTCAGAAAACATTGAGATGTGGATAGATCCCAATAGTGATAGCGGTCTAGTTATTATGGGTGAGGGCGATGAATCATACGCTGCGGTAGTGATGCAGATGCGATTGTAGGTGAAGATCGATGCTTAATATTCCTCAGCTTAAAGGTGGCATGTGCGCAAAATGCAAAGATAGAGACGAAGACTGTAGTCATTTGCCGTTTTACAAAATGCCGGTGATAAAAAAGGAAGAAGATGCGACTAACGTCAAGCGCAGTTCGTCCAGCCGCCCAGAAAAGCCAAAGAATTAGTGTGCGAAATGATATGGCTAAAGATGATTTGCGACGACTGGTTAATTTCGATTGTACTAGATAGATTCTATGGAGGTAATTAATGGAGGATTGGATGGACGATTACGCGCAAATGATAGCAGACTGCATTAAGCGAGAGCCTAGGATGTCTGAATGGGAGCAGGGCTTTATTCAGTCGATTAACGATCAAGTTAATAGGGGGAAATCATTAACACCAAATCAAATTAGCAAGCTAAATAGTATTTGGGAAAAAGTCACAGAGAAAGGTTGATTTGAAAATTTTATGCATGAATTTATCGATCAATCTTATCACGGTTTTGGAAGGTGGAAGCAATGCGTGAATTGCGGAGCTACGCGGCATAGTGGTTTGTATTGGTTAGGTGGCTACAAATCAAAGGTAAAACCACCATGCACTATAAACCATGATAACGAATTCAAAAAGTGGATTGATAATGCACTTGACGCAATAGACGGAGAAGATGATGCCTAGAAATATGAGCTTCGCTCTTACTAAAGAGCAAATAAAGAATAGAACCAAATTTGTGACCAGACGTTTTGGTTGGCTTTTCTTAAAACCCGGTGATGTTTTAAATGCTGTAGAGAAGTCTATGGGGCTGAAGAAAGGTGAAAAAGTGAAAAAACTTGCGCTTATCCGAGTGATTTCTGTCGGAGAGGAGCCTCTAAGTGAAATCACAAAGGAAGATTGCATCCTGGAAGGCTTTCCAGATTACGAACCTGTAGATTTCGTGAATATGATGATCGATCATTCTCAGGGGAAAGTTAAGCCTGACGATGAAGCAAATAGGATTGAGTTTGAATACATTTAGTTCTTCATTCAGTTAGCTTGAGGAATTTGCATTGGGGTTTTTATTATGAATATTTACGACAGTCAAAAGTGGGGCGTTTACATTGCTGGCCCAGGGAATGTGTTAGCAGCGAATACATTTGAGGAAGCTACAGAAAAAGCGGCAGAATTAAACAAGATAGTTGTTGACCACATAAAATCAAATTATTCAGGCGGCAACTACCCCATTGTTTTTGCTAATGTTGATAGATGGGAAAATATATCAAAGTTCGAGCACAGCCCAAGCGAAACAGATTGGGAAAATGCGTTTTCGTAACGCATCTATATGGATAAGGACTAGAGCATGCCCGTGATAAATGTAGAGTGTCAAAATGAAGAATGCACAAAATATAATGATTACGAATGCGAGTGGGAATCCTGTGCCGAAGGCTCCACTCATGTTTGCGAATGTGATTGCGGGACTAAAGCGCAATTCACTATCAGTTACCCGGATCCAATTGCTGATGAAGAGCAAGCAATTTAGTTTTGGCGTATAGGCTGTATTTATGCAAACAGAGGATCCTATGATGGGTGATAAAACAGGAATAAGTTGGACTGACCACACATTTAATCCGTGGTGGGGATGCACGAAAATAGCGCGAGGCTGCGACAATTGTTATGCAGCAACGCTGGATAAACGAACAGGTGGTGACTACTGGGATGTGAATCAAAAGCCTCGCAGAACAAGCAAGACTAACTGGCGTAAAGTGCTGACCTGGCATAACCAGGCAGTCAAAGAAAACCGACGACATCGTGTCTTTTGTGGCTCCATGATGGACTGGTGTGATAAGGATGCGCCAGAGGGTGCGTTAACCGATCTCTTTGAGTTGATAAAGACAACACCCATGTTGGATTGGCAGTTACTCACTAAGCGCGCCACCCTTATTAAACATAGGTTGCCTGATGATTGGGGGACCGGTTACGACAACGTTTGGCTTGGTGTGACAGTGGAAGATCAGGAATATGGCAAACCCAGAATTGATGCTCTTCGGAACATACCTGCAAAAGTAAGATTTATAAGTGCGGAGCCATTGCTAGAAGATCTTGGTGATATATGCCTAGCTAATATTGATTGGTGCATTATCGGTGGGGAGTCAGGGCCTGGGTTTAGAGCCATGAAAGAGGATTGGGCAATTAAATTAGCGTTATATTGCAAGTCGTTCAGTGTTGCAATTTGGTTCAAACAGCATGGCGGTAACTCACGCGATAAAGGTGGCGATATGCTTGGTGGTCGTGAATTCAAGAACTGGCCTAGATCTGCTGTTTAGTGTGAATTTTAGATATTAGTTTTATAAAAGGATTGAAAATGAAAGCATCAGTTAAAGTAATGAGATCGTATGACTACAATCATTTCGAAGTATCATTGTCTTCTGAAGAAGTTTCATCTTTAGAAGAGGTGGACGATCTGAGAAAGAGTGCTGCCAGACTAGTTGATAAGGCCGTCATTCAATATCAAACCTCCAAAAACCATGCGTTAAGAATTCCGGATCAAGAGTTATCTAGGCAAGCAAAAATAATTACGGAGAATCATCCGAAATCTGAGTGGACAGAAGAGCAAAAAGCGATAATCAAAAAGCATGAAGATGATATGTACTGGTCTAATCGAATATTTGATTATGAAGACGAGTGGGATGTAGATAATTAGACGAGCGCCAGCGGGAAAGATAATGAGTGCTGTCACTGATAAGGGTGGAAGTATAGGTGATGTTTGTGGTGTGGAGTGTCCAGCGTGGGTGATGTTTGGCGGTGAGCGCTATGATTACTGCCGAGAAGCTTATTACGAAGATATAGGTGGAGTGCTACGCTGCCAGATGACCGATGGAGAAATTCACCTGTCTCCTGGAGTGGTTTACAGAAAAGCTGACAAAAACACTGAAGCGCCATGCTGCGCTGGTGAGTGTGAATACTGTATTGGCGACTATTAATAAGCCAGGTTTAAAGGGGAGACATAAAGGAGATGCAATTTGAAAATTAGCAAAGTTATTGAGCGATTGGAGCAAGTGAAAAAAGCTGAAGGAGATATCGAAGTAACAGGAACATCATCGTTTTTACCGGATGGATACAGCCGAGATGACGGGCCTATTGCTGATGTATTTGAAAGTACCATTGAGAATTTCGTGATTGTGAATGATTCATCGGGATTAGGTCGCAGAGTTAGGCTGTTTTTATAGCGCGACGCTAGGTATTGAGTGATTGCTATATTTTTGGAGAATTCAGTTGATAACAAATAGCTACCAGCCAACTCATCGTCAATTGTGTGATAGAGCAGCTTATTGGTTGCAACAAAGCAGAAATTGTAAGCTGGTTTTAGTGGAGCGAAATTCTGGAATGGGCGGTGAAGAGCCTGACGCTATTGGATGGACACCTTGCGGGTATAGCTATTTAGTTGAAGCTAAAGTATCGAGAGCTGATTTTTTAGCTGACGCTAAAAAGCCTCACCGAAAAAAACCACAAAGTGGAATGGGAAAAAGTCGCTTTTTACTGTGCCCTAAAGGAATGATTCAACCTGAAGAAACGCCTGAAGGCTGGGGTTTGCTCTGGGCTACTGAGCATCAAATTAGGCTTAAAAATCACGACGATTTGGTTAACAAAGGTGAATTCGAGATTGATCAAAAAAAGGAAATGCAAATGCTTATCCATTCTTACCGAATGGTAAAGCTTGGCGTGATGATTGTGCCGATTGGAAACGAAATTTGAAGACAATAGATTTCTCAAGATACCGAGAACCGTTATTTTAACAATCCGAGACCGAAAACATGAGTGAAACCGCCAATCTAGAATCAAGAAGTGCATTAGCTGCTACCAGAGAAGATGTTGTCATATCGCCCTGCTCTATGACTACATCACAAAACGAAAATGACGTAGCTGAAGGTCAATCCGTCTCTAAGCCATTGCTAGATTTTGCCTACTCATTGGACGACGAAAGATATACAGATTTTGAAAGTATCGTGGACGAAGTTAATTCCGATTATCCAGCAGGTAAAGCAGTGATAATAAGCAAAGGCGAAAAAATACAATACTCTCACAGTGATTTCATCAACATCGATGTATTTTTTGAGCTTTTGAATGAAGCAGCTTACGAGGAATGCGGGGAGTATGGCGAAGACTATATGTGCAAAGTAGATAAAGAAAAGCGCGATGAGCTGAAAAAGATTATATCAGAATGGTTGGGTGAGAATTTTGAAGCGCCCAACTTCTTTACTGTTAAAAACATAACAAAAATGGAAGTGGTTGCTGTTTGCGCGCCAGAAACTAAATGAATAAAGAAGTGCTGGACTGCATAGATCGGCTGAAGGAGGTGTTCCCGAAATCGTTTATTTACAAGAATGACGAGCTGATAGTTGAGCCGAAGAACAATATCTACTTCCGAATTGATGACGTGGAAAGTGAAATCGATTTTAAGTGCAAGATTGTCGAATGGCTATCTAGGCCAGCACACAAAGGGCTTAGCAAGTGGTGGCAAAGTAGAATTAGAAGCGGGATGAATAAGTTTCTCGGGACAGCGTTCACGCCTGAAGAAATGAGCACAATTTACACCCACCTTGGATGCTGCTGCAATCGACAAAAAACAAAGGTCTTTATCTTATCTGGATACGATGTTGGTACATTGGCATAACGGTTTAGCTTACTCGTGCTGTGCGAACTGGAGATTAAACGATGGCAACTGAAACAAGAGAACAACCAAGCAACAGCGAAACGTCGATACGTAGCGTTGATGTAGAGCCTGCTGTAATGCCTACCGCTCATCAGGGCGCAGCGGTTGGAGCACTCAGGATCGCACTGTTGGCGATGGATGAAGCACAGAGACATATCGAAAGCCACTATCTAAATGACCTGATTTTAAATCGAACCGACTATATTGAGAAACAAGCAGAACTCAACAATATGCGCTTAGCAGCAGCCGAAGCATTAAAGCCTATGTGGAAAATTGTTGAGGTGTAACGTCGCAACTAACAGGAAACAAGCACATGAGTATTCAGCCCTGGAAACACCCTCCATTAAATGAATGGTCTATTTGCGGAATGAACCACTACCACGTTGACGGTGAAAAACGCTTATTTGTATCAATGACAAAAGATGGTAAATGCATTACTGAAGAAGGTGCTGACAACGAATATTTATGGAATCGCCTTTGGCATAAAGCTGATATGGGGAGAAAATAATGTCAAACACAATACCACCAATAACAAACCCATTAGGGAAACACTGGCAGCAACCCAAGGTCAGCGAAATTGAAATTGATGATAAATATGCAGTAATGGAAAAGAGTGCATTCAATAAGTTACTTGAGTATTCAACATCAACACCATCTGGTGTGTATATCGGCAAAATGTGGAAGGGTCAGTACTCAAATGGAAAATGGTATCTAGCTTGGTTTAGTAAAGGTGATGATGCTGGAACGTACTTGAACAATAACTATAGAATTATATTAGGCGTATAACAAATAAGCTCATTTGTTGCGAACGATGTACGAGTGAATAATAAATGTGAAGCGCCTGGTTATGGCGCGTGGAGGAATAATGACACAGATTAACCGAACTGGAAGGGTTGTTTTTGGCGATGTCTCTTTGAGTGTATGGGAAGAAGGGCTTGGCGGGTCATTGCAAGAGCGCGCAGCCTGGGAAAAGTCTTTTAAAAGACAGGTATTCAAGCGGATCATTCAAACATTAAACCGCATAGGTTGGAAATGCGTTATCCCTCAGGATGACATTGATCAGTATGGCCAGCGATTTGCTGAGGGACGACGCTACTGTGTCAAGGGTAATCTGAAAGCCGACTTATCTATTGCAGGCAGGCACATCGAGCTCAAGATGTTCCAGAATACTAATGCCCCTGATCGCCCAGACCATGAAGGGCGCTATCAGTTCGATAAAGAGAGGCACATGCCTTACGTAATGCGCCTGGAGATGGAGCGATCCAGGCGGAAGATTAAAGCTTATTTGTGCAATGTATTCTCCGGGTATGAGTTTAAATCTGATAAAAATGATGGGCGATCAAATAAATGCGGACCAAGTCACATGACAGCGATGGAATGGCTTGACGGGTGCTACAAGACAAGCTGTCACTTTAAAGGCGACCTAACTACATATCAAATTAGTAACTACAACAGAAAGTCAGCTAATGACACTTTATTGAAGCATGGCCAGCGCGTCTGGTTTGCTGATCGAAAAGGGAGAATTTGCACCGGTATTGCTTACTACAACATTAATAATATGTGGTGGGTGATAACTGGGAAATACGATCATACAAACATGGGCTCACACAAACTCTTCACCGTACAACCTGAGAACATTCGGCAGAAGCGGAATGAAAGACAGAGAGAGGCAAAACTAAAGAACCTATTAGCTGAATCAGTAGAAGCTATGAAATTCGAGCGATCCGTACAACTGCGTGATCTATTGTATCCGGCTGCGATAGCGCCATAACACCCGGCAATAAAGCGCCGACGCTTAAGGAGGTCGCGTTGATTGCTTGGTTATACGAATTTTGAGGAAGATAATATGAGAGACTATTTTTATCAAATCAAAGGAAAGGACTCTAGCGAATACGCGAATTCCCCCTGGGCTTGGCCTCCTCTATTTTGCGGAAAAGTATCCGCTCAAGACAAAAAGGAAGCTAAGCTAATTATTGAAGAAGAATACTGTAGAAAATTCCCTCTTAGAGTGCTTCGTAAAGATTTGGAGCAGAATCATTACCTGCTAAATATACGGGAGATAGCTGAGAACGACCAGCGGACCCGCGATCTTTTTAATTCTAACGAATGCCAGCAGTGCGGCAAGAAGTTTAGACGAATCGATCTTTACAATGACCATAACGAATCATATAAAGGTAGCGAATACTGCAGTCAAGAATGCAAGCAGACTTATCTTGAATTAAATCGTGTTGTTGAGTTGGATGTGACCGGGAATGGTAAGCCGGTAATATACCGAATACGCAACATCAAAACTGATATGTCCTATGTAGGTAAAACCACTCAAGTATTTACATTACGTTGGTACCAACATTTCTACCAAGGAGGAGCTTGTAAGTTTCATCAAGCTATAAAAGATTCAAATCTCGACGAATGGGAATTTAGAATTCTGGAAATAGTGGATATATCGGATGCGGCTTGTCGAGGTCAACTAATCGCTGATAGAGAGCGTTTCTGGATTAAAACATTAGACACTATTGAATGCGGCTATAACAGTGCATTCGTATAACGAAAAACGTAACCTGTTCACTACCGTAACTTTGAACAGGTAAACGACGATGAATTTTAACCAAGGCAAGCACCACAACGAAACCACGCGGTAGTGAATCTGCGTTGACGTGCTTGTTATATTTTTTGAGGTGTGAGGGTGATTAATGATTACTGATAAAATCGAAATATTACACAAGGCCGTGCTAGATGGTTTTGAAGTCAGGCAGTTTGGCCGAAACAACAACCCGCACATAAGAGCCGAATTGCAAAATTTTAGTACAGGGGAAACCATAGAGTGTAGCTCTAAAGCAGTCTTGGAGCTTGAGCGAGATAATATGCTAATTCTAGATTGCTGCGCTGGTGGATCTGAATATGCTCTACAGCCTGCATTTAGAAAAGGAGATTGAGCAATGCCAACTTACCAAATTGAAAGAGATATCACAGAAGCCAACGGGACTCAGACATTTACAGTCGAGGCAGAAAATGAATTCGAAGCAAGGGAGAAGTTTGCAGACGGCGCCGGCAAATTGATCGACGAGGAGCTGAATGCCGAAGGGTTAGAACCCGTAGACACATGTGAAGTTTACGAAATATAACTAATATTAAAACGCATAAATGCGGATATACACTGCTTTGAGGAGATTTGTATGGCAAAAAAGGATGAAGAGGCTTTGTGGGTGATAACAGATCATGTCTGTCGGTTCTGTTTTGGTCGAGTTCTCCGGTCGCAAGACGGGGCTTTGGTAAGGTGTGCAGATTGTTCGGCCCAAGTAAAGAATAAAAAAGTAACTGAGTTATGCGCCTGTGGTCAGGAATATAAAACAGGTGGGCCAGTTGCTTTGAAATGCAAGAAGAATCCAGAGCATATTGTCGGCATCGGTCAAGAAGTCATGGTCGAGCACGGTTAAATAGTACGTAATTTGCGCAGCGCTATCATTCACTATCGTTCTCTCTATCATTCGTGAAGATACTATCAAATAAATATTGATAGTACTGATAGCTGAGGGCGGTAGTGGCGGTATCAAAAGAAATTAAGTTACAAGCTGTTAGCGATATCCAGCAGCACTTGAAAAATGTTGGCTCAAAGGATTGGGCCAAATTGAGAGTGAAGTACAAAGACGTGCCTGAGCCAACGTTTTTTCGATGGGTCAAGGCGATTAAAGAGGGGAAGCTGACAACAAAAAAGCAGGTTAAGTCTCATCAAAAGCAGATCGAGCGTGAGATGAAATCGGGGAAGCGAGTAGCGAAAGCGCTTCCTGTTGCGCCACCTCCTAGCTACATATCCAAAACCGAAGGCGAAGAAAATAACGGCACTGATCTCGTTGATTTTATGACGCAGTATGAGTTTCTGTACAACGATGCGGTGATGCTTCGCGATGCATCTTTCAATGCTGATGGCAAGCTTCGTAATGCGCGGACGTTTGGTGACTCAGTAAAGCTCAGAACATCTCTACTTGATACAAAGCTGAAGGCCCTAAAGGAAATATGGGATCTTCAGCAAATGCAAAAATTCTACGAAGTTGTTCTCTTTGAAATACGACAAGAAAATCCGGAGACGGTAAAGCGAATTATTAAGCGTTTGCGCGAAGCCAATGCGCTGCACGGTATGTCAGTTTAGGCGTGGCTAGAATCCCGAATTACCAACGCGGTCTTGATGACATGCTTATGGAGCTGGAGCTGGAGACTGGTTATCGCCTAAAAACTGTTGTTATTCCTCCTGAAATGACATTTAGGGAATGGGTCGAGAAGTTGGGCCGTGAAGGGTTAAAGGTAGATGGAAAGCCGTTCACTCTTGATAATCGCGGTGCTCTGCACTTTATTTACGATCTTATACCAACCACGATTGAGGAAGCGCATAAAAAACATATTGTGCTGATGAAGGGTGCCCAGATGGGGCTGACGGTGTGGGAAATGCTCGCTGATATTTACATGGCGATCAAGTTTACACCTTGCTCGATTGGTATGTATGTCCCGTCTTCAATGCTCGCACCATACAAATCAACGCATCGTTTCTTACCAGTACTGCGGACTGTCCCAGATGCTTATCAAATGCTGCTTGAATCAGGTAGAGCGGATGGCAGTAAACGCTCAAGCGAAGGTAATGTATTAACTCGAGTACTTGGTGATTCAAAACTGTTGTTTCTATGGACTACAGGTAGCGTAGCGACAGAATCATTTCCGCTAGATATTATCAGCTTTGATGAAGTGCAAGAAATGCTCGTTGCTGACATGGAAAAGGTTATGGAACGGATGTCGGCGTCGGACATTAAGTACGTCATGATGTTGTCTACAGCAAAATGGCCCGATTCTGATATTCACTACTGGTATAAGCAGGGCAAGGAATACCAGTTTCATAACACTTGCGGTTGTGAAGGTGGCGTTATCTTGGATGAAGAGTTTCCAGATTGCATCCAGTATAACGATGGGAAATACGGTGAAGCGACAAAAGGCGAATATGTATATGCCTGCCCCAAGTGTGGCGAGCATATTCCAGACAATCAAGCTGGCGAATGGGTTGCAAAATATCCAGAGGCTCATATTGACAGTGCACACCTTCCTCAGTTAATTAGCGCAACGGTCACACCGGGCGAAATGCTTCTGGCATTCAATAACGCGACTGATATGCAGAACTTTTACAATAGAAAGTTAGGCAAGCCGTTTGCGGATCCATCACAGATACCGATTAACTTAGCCATGCTAAATCTTTGTGCCGAGGATGGTATGAAGATTGGGTTGAAATGGAAAACGTCAGCAAAAGATACTTACATGGGTATTGATCAGATGGGGGCATTTAATTGTGTAATGATTAAAGAACGGTTACCGGACGGGCGTCAAGCTGTCATCCATGTGGAGTCCATCTATCAAAACGATCCTTTTTCCCGGTGCGATGACATAATCAGGGAGTTTGGCGTGTCAGTTTGCGTCGTTGAAACACTGCCGAATTATAATGATGCAAAGCGGTTTGCTATTAGATGGCCAGGCCGTGTATTTCTTGCTAGTTACAAAAAACTAGAGAATGATATGATTCAATGGGGTGATGCGAAGCAATCTAAAGCAGACAGAAAAACAGATGAGAACGAACGTGACAGATATACGGTAATGCTTGATCAGTACAAATGCATGCAGACATCGATGTCCAGATTTTCAAAACGTCAATGCGTTTTTCCTGATCCGAAAGGACTCTACCAAGATATCCTAGAAAAAGGTATGAAGAAACGGATTGCGATTCTGCAGGATGAGGTATTCCTTCACTTCACGAAAACTGCGCTAGTAGTAGAAAAAGATCCTGATGAGAAGAAGTTTAAACGAAAAGTTGTGAAAGTTGGTATCGATCCGCATTACAGTTATACAAACATGTTGTGCGATGTCGCCTGGGCAAGAGCTCATGGCACGACATCATTCATATTAGCTAATGAAACAAGGGAGTTAGATCACGTGCAGGATAAAATTGTTGAAGCTATGCCGGGATTGCCAGCAGAGGTTGTCGATATGCTTGCGGAGTTGTCTGGCGATGTTTGTGGACGCTGCATTTCGTATGAAAAGGATAAGTCGAAGTGTGAATCGCGAAATCTCTTAGTCAGGGCTAAAGATCCTGGTTGTTTTGAGTTTATCGTTAATCCTTTTTACTCTAAGACTTAGCAGGTTTATTTTTGTGTTGCTCAAGTTTTAGTAAAGCACACTGGAGTTCGATAACGTGTGGCCCAGAGAATACGAGCGGATATCCTTTGGTGAATTGCCTAGCTGCGCTTTTAATTCTAATGCTGAATTCTTTGTTTGATTTGTACTGACAGCGCAACCAGTCTAGGTAACTGCCAACTTCCAATGGAGGTGACGCCCAGCATGTAACGCCTATTGTCGTGTCTATTTCGTAAGCCTTGATTTTACCGGTCGGAATATCAGGCTTCATGTCTATATAGTTCAAGTGATTGTCGTGTTTTTGCTATCTCTTAGTACTTTGTAATTAGCAATTCCACGCCTTAGCTCGTCAGACCATTTAACCGGGATGGGGTGGTTGTCGGCTGCGTAGCGATTGATAGCCTCGCTTAATTCAACAAGCCGATCAAATTGAATCATTTCTTTGTGAAGGAATTCTGGCTTAAGCCCAACAGTTGGTTTCTTGTGTTTTGATGCCATTAGGTTTTTCCTCTATTCTCAAATTCGTATTCGTCGCAGTCATATATATCTTCATTACCGACAATACAAGCAAACACTTTTACCGGGCGCCAGGGCATAGCCCAATCGATATCTTTCACTCCAAGGTATGTAATCCACGCAATAAATACTGCTAGTGGCAGCTGTTGGGATAGTCTCATGGTGTTCTCCGTTTCTTGCGGTATTAATCAAGCGAATATACATTCACGACATATTGTAAATGTCGTGAATATAAGATTCATCACATGAGAAGAAACCGTGACGACCCCAGGCAAATATCATTTTTGAATACTGCGCCAGCTGATGAGCGGATGGATGCTCAACGTGAGTTATCTAAATCTCACATGCCGCTCTCTTCAGAACTGATTCCAAATGAAGATATTCAACGCGTTGTTGACCATATAAATAACATTTATCAAGAACAGCAGATGAATAAAGCGACTGTTATTCCTTTTCCATCAAGGAAAAAGAAATCATCTCGTGGACTTCAGTCGGTTTACCTGGATGATTTGCAGATATTTGCGCATGGGGAGTACTTTGATAAGCCTTCGCCAATGGGTTTTGATGCATTGCGGTCTATGGTTGATCAAACGCCAGTATTAAATGCTGTGATTATGACGCGCATTAAACAGGTTAGTCGTTTTACTCGACCTCAAGAAGATGATAATGGAACTGGTTTTGTTATTCGTCATAGAGACAAAGATCACAAAGTAACGCCCGATGAGCAGGCCGCGATAATTCAAATTACAAGATTTTTTAATAATTGTGGCTGGGAGTTCGATCCACGCAAACGACAAAGATTAAAGCGCGATAACTTCACTCAGTTTATGGCTAAGTCTGTTCGTGATTCGCTGACAATGGATGCAGCCCCGATTGAAACAGAAATGAAAAAAGATATCCGAAAGGGAATGGATGGGTTCTACGCTGTCGATGGAGCAACCGTTAGGCTATGTAGTGAATCCGGGTATCGCGGTGACGATGAAATATTTGCACTGCAAGCTATTCAGGGGCAGATACGCACAGCTTACACTTTCAACGATTTAATATATGTTCCTCGAAACCCTCGCACGGATGTAAAACTTGCAGGTTATGGTCTTGGTGAAACCGAACTGATGATACGAGTTGTTACAGGCTTTCTTAATGCCATGACGTACAACATCAAAGGGTTTGATGACAACGCAATACCTAAAGGTATGCTGCATTTGTCTGGCGATTATGACGCCAACGAGTTAGCAGCGTTCAAACGTTATTGGGCTTCAATGGTCAAGGGAATTAATAACGCGTGGGCAGCACCAGTGATGGTTTCGAAAGATCAAGAAAGCCGTGCAAGTTTTGAGACGTTCGGTAACGAATATAATGAAATGCATTTTTCTAAATGGATGACTTTTTTAGTATCTATTATTTGTGCAATTTATTCGATGTCGCCTGATGAGATTAACTTCGAATCTTTTTCCGCGAATACGTCGTCGATGTCTGGAGAAGATACGGCAGAGAAGTTAGCAAGCTCTAAAGACAAAGGTTTACGACCTTTATTGGCCTACTATGAGTCATTGATGAGTGATTACATCTGCTCTGTTTTTTCTGATAAGTATGTTTTCCGTTTTGCAGGGCTTGATCCTGAGGATAAAGAAAAGAAATTTGAAGTCAATAAGCTAACGATGTCGATTAATGAATTACGTTTAGCAGAAGGGGGCACTAAGGCACCCGGTGCTTGGGGTGATGCTCCGGCAAATCCAACTTTGCTACAAGTGTGGGTGCAAGAACAGCAAGCTGGTAAGACTGAAGACTTTGGTGCTGTTGATGAGAGCCAACCTGATCAAGAAAACGAAATGGAAAAACATCAAGAAGGGGTGGGCGGTGAGGATGTAGATGATAAAACGGAGAGTGCTGATAACGTTGGCAGCGGCGGGGATGATTTGGAGTTAAGGAAATCAATACCTGACATATATGTGATAGACACATAGGTATGCTGAAGCGACGTAACAGGATAATCGTTTTGTAACTGAGAGAGAAATTAATGATAGTGGACCATTATACAAATAAAGATTCGCATCTCCAGCAAGACGGTAGGCGGCGCGTAGAGCATGTTTTTGTTGATCACGCGGGGATGAAGTATCTTGACGGTGCTAGGCTGGTCAGTGGTTTATGGGGTGAGAGTGAATATGCTGCGCAGCGCGAATCAATGGTCGCCACGAAGAATCAAAAGTTGCTAAGTAATGAGTTTTCATTCTATTTGCAGGAGCTTAAAAATAATAGAAATCCGTTTCGAGATCCAGAAAATAATCTTGTACCGCCGAAGTATCACTCATTTCAGTCTGCTGTGAAGGCGGTTTCAGATTTTTTAAGAGAGCTGAGTGGCGATGAGCTTGTCGAGTTTCGTTTTGTTTTTAATCACTTGCTGAATTTGGGCACTGATGACGAATTGATTGCCATCCTAGAGCTAACTTCAGAAGAGCTGATAGAAATAAGACTACGAGAAGATGTGTTTAAAAGACTTAATAGTGCATTAGCGCCAATGGGGGCGATGAATGGTTGATATGGCTGTTGATTCCTTTTCCGGCAGCGATGCAAATGGTGGCGCTGACTGGAATGATGAGCTAGCAACGTTAACTGCAGCATTTGCTGCTGCCTCATCAGGAGACACAATATATCTGCGAAATTCAAATGGCGGTGGTTTCTTAGAGCAGTTTGGCGGGGATGCTACGTTCTCAGGGCCTACTGCGGTTGGTAGTAGGCCAATAAGGATCATCGCCGTTCTATCAACTACGACTAACTGGCCTCCTCAAGAATCAGATCTAGTAGTTGATCAGCTTGATTCAGATGTTGCCGTTCTGGAAAACACTGGCAACAATGACATTCGTAGTGATGGCTTCAATTATTGGCGAGGGGCAATAGTTAAAGCTGGTGCTTTTTTTAATGATAGCCGGTCTCAGTGCTCTAGCATTTTTGAAAAATGCCAGATCCATTATGGTGTCGTGGCAGGGGGATCTAGGTATATTTATATTGGAGCGACCTCTTCCCCCGCAGGCCCATGGACTCTGACGCTCATTGATACAGACATAGTTCCATCGGCTGCCGATGATGCTATTGCAAATTTTCATCGAGGAGCGAAGCTTATTTGGCGTGGCGGAAGTGTGCTCGGCTCTTCTGTGAACGAGGCGTTTGTTTTTAATGAGGGAGGGAGTGCAGAGGTATTTGGCGTTAATATGTCTATAATAACTGGCACTATTGTCTCAGTACCAGCTAGTGCAGAAGTCGCGATTGATGCGCTCTTTCATCGTTGCACTGTAAATGCTCTTGCGACAAAGGTGGTAAACAATGCGCCGATGTCTATCGGTAGAGTGCGGTTTCTTGAGTGTGACTCTGTTGATAATGTAAATAATGCAGAAATCAGTGATAACGAGGGTGATGTTTTTAATGATACTGGTATCACCATGGTTGGTGGTTATAGCGCGTATTCAGCTGATTACAGTTTAAAGTTTGTGACTACTGCTAACGTGGTTCCAATTATTCGTCCACTACGATATTTGGTTGGCAAGATTAATGTTGATCTATCATCAGTGAGAACGTTTGTTATTCCGTTCGTTCATGATTCCGCAACACCGCTGGATAATACTCAAATTTGGCCTGAGCTAGAAATCATCAGTCAATCGTCAACCTTAGGGCAGATAATATCAGGACGGGTTTCTAGTATTCTCAGCACACCGGCTGTTCATTCGGCGTCTACAGAGACTTGGAATAACACTCAAGGCATGACTAGCGAGAATAAACAAGAAATGTCCATTTCTACACCCATTAGCAAACACTCTGTAGTTTATGTTTATGCTTGTTTGGCAGAGTTAAGTTATGCAGCCTATATTGGCAAGGTGAGTCATTCCTAATGGACCTGCTAGGTGCTGATGGAGTTTTTGTTGAGACCGGATCAGGTTTTGATTTACTAACCGCTGAAGGTGTTGTTTTTGATGTGCTGGCAGGGGCTGGTACACCGGTGGCTTCTGCATACTCGGCGGGCTTGGAATATGCTTCGACTATCCAGGTTAGCAAAGGTGCGTACGTCGAAAGCAACACTGATGTAGAGACTCAGCAATCACAATCAATCGAAAATAGAAGTAATATCGCGTCGCTGGATTTCGGTCGATTTGAAAGCGTTGCTGATATTTCAGCAGCAACCGATTTGTGCGTAGAATCTCTTGCTCAGGTTGTTTCTCAGGTTCTAGGTCAGCGTGAAAATGTTACCGAGATTTCAATAGCCGCTGTTTCCCGTGCTGAGTTGCTGGCGAGGATGATTGTGAGTCTAGACGCGCTCAAAGAGAACAGTGCCTTACTCGTGGCTTCTGCAATTAGTCAGCCCGAGAACCTGGGCGGCCTTATTCGTCAGGAGTTATCGTTATTTGAATCGGGACAAGGCTTAGCTGCTGTTGCTGCGTCAGTATCATCAGTTATTGAATCGTTACAACTAGTAGTTTCTGACTATGCTTCATTGCATGAAGTGAAAGCAGGTGTTGTCTCGGTAAATGCAGCATTAGCAAGTCAAATCGAGTCTGCAAGCTCGGTTTACGTAGAGTTGAGCAGTTTGCTTGAATCACGCGGAATCATAGTGTCGGCTATTCCAGCAAGTGATGAAGGTCTTTCCTCGCTATCAATTGGGCAAAGTATTGTTTACGAATCGATAAATTCGTCTCTAGTGATTTCCTCTGGGCCAGCAAGCTACGAAATGTTGCAGCGAGTAAAGCAAAGCGACAATCAACCATATGCTTTTATTCAGGCGATTTCTATATCGCGAATAGGGCAGTATCAGACTGTAGCGACGGTCATTGCGACGGGCAGTGAAGCAAGTGAAATATTAAAAAGTACCGGCACGGGCTATCAGGTTAGCGATGAAGCCTTGCAATTATTGCAGAGCGTATCAGAATCAAAAATAGAGTTTTTCTCTTCCGGCTTCGCTCTATATTATATTGATTTCGTGGGACTGCTAACCGAATTCATCGACAGTAGTAGCGCTGGAATGGATTTCGATGTATCGGTTTCAAAGTTCATAGACACAACAAGCGCGAAGTAGTCGTGAATATAAAATTGTCGCAACTTTAAAAGAGGTGCGATATGGCAATTTTAGTATCCGAGCTGAAGAAATATGGCGCTGCTAATCGTCCAGAAGATGATGTCAGCGTATCTGGTGGTGGGATAGATGCGAACTGTGTATTGGATGTTGCTCAGTTAACCGCCAATACTACCCTTCGTATTTTTTCTGATAACGCAGCAGACACCACTCAGTCAATTACAATCACGGGTAGGCTCCCGTCAGGCGAAATTTCGAGTGATGTTATCCCTATGAATGGGGTGGATGGGACAATATTGGTTGTCGGTGCCGTAACCTTTGAACGTTTTCTCAAATTGGCTGCAAGCGCTCCATTGGTTGGAAACTTAACGGTGGAACAAGATACTGACGGAGCTGATATTGTCACCCTTCCAGCGGGAAAAACTCACGCGTCTATTATGTTTATCGGTTCGGAAAGTGAGGCTGCTGAAACGGATCGATATGAACAAGAGATTTGGCGCAATGAAAGCGCTGAGTCAAAAACACTTCTGAATGCTGCAATGCAGCTTCTTTCCGATCCAAGCGCAATCATTATGGTGGGAATGGAAATCGCAAAAGACAGCGCGACAAGTGTCGCAAACAGAAAAGCGCTGCCCGCCGGTGTCTCTTTCTTTGATGATGGCGCATCCATTGCTGTGCCAGGCAATCAGCTTGAAGCCAACTCTTCCATTATTTTATGGGTAAATCAAAAGCTAGCCGCTGGTGCGGCTCCCTTAAAATCTACATTCACAACTGAATTGTCGGGATCATCAATATGAGCGCAGCTAAACCCATAAAGCCTTCTCCAAAATGTGCCGGTCGTGTCGTTGGTGTTTATAGCGAAGCTGACGTTAGCGGGGCTAAGACAAGAGAGCTAAAGTTGATTTTAACAAAAAAATTGGGATTTCAAAAGCGGGCGGGATGCGGCTTTGATCTCTCCGAGTTAGCAGCTAAGCTTCCGCATGATGGCAAAGTCCGAAGCGTTGAGTGCCCTAAATGCGGTAATATAATCAAAGCATTCAATGCTGCATTTAAATCCGAGCCCGGTTTGGATAAAGGCGAGTAATGGATGCAGAGGTCGAAAAATATGTATCCGGAGAGTCCGGCGTAGGTCTTCGGCATAATACCGGCAGGGATCTAATAGCAGCAATAAGTCTAAAGCTTACTATTACGACGCCTACAGGTGATATATGGGAAGCGGTTGGTGTTATTGTCGGTGCCTCTGATGTTACAACAAAAAGATTAGGTTTATTTAAGGGTGGGGAATATGCTGTATATATAACAAAGCCTGGTGAATTTGTTGCTCTAGGTTATTACTTTCTTCAGTGGGAATTTGATTTCGGAGGCGGGAAGGTTTTGAAACCTGAGCTACAGATACTTGAAGTCGAATTATGAATAATCGAAGCGTTAGCAAAGGCGATTCGGTTTATTTTCAATCAAAGCATGGCCCTAAGTCTGGTGTTGTCCTTTCTCACGGTGAGCATGGCTTGTCGGTAGATTCTGATGGGCAAACTCATAAAGTTTATTGGAAGCACCTGCTTGGTCATAAGCAGCGTTTGCAGCACAAAATGTCGCTTGTTGAAAAAGGCGAAGACGGTGCAATCGTAAAAAATGAAAAAGGTGATCATAGCTATATCGCGGGCGAAATGCCAGAGGCTGCTGGTTATCTCGACAAGATATCATCCCTAGATGAAAATTCCGAAGGTGATTTAATTACCAGACGCATAGAGCGCGAACTTGAGCAAGTAACTCGCTATATGGTTGTTGACGCAAGGTCTCTTGACGACGGTAATGTGCTAGTCATAGAGTCAGTTAAAACATCACCATTACTGCTAAAACATCTGGAAGACAATAAACTTCAAATCGACTATGACGCATTTAACATGGTTAAAGCTGATGGCGATAAAGAAGAAAGCCTCGTTCTCATTCAATTTACTGTTGAAGATGATCAATTGCAAAATCTTGTTAATGCGGTCGCGATATTTCAACGTAAAAAGTCTACAGATAATGAAATGATTATTGTACGCGGACGTGAGGTTAAGGGCATGCAGTCTGCGACTATGGCTATTAAGTCAATTAGTGGTCGCTCTGTATTTTATTTTGATCAAAAAGCAGATGAGGAAGTGTCAGAAAATGTGTCAGTATCAAATGACCTGGTGGATTTAATGATGAAATCTAATTCATTAGTGATATTCAAAAGCTCTACAGTAAATCGTCAAGGACCAGTTTTAGATAATTCATCAGATGTAAAGCATGAGATAGAGACGGAAGATGATGATATTGTGGATTCTAGTGATCAAAGCAGCGCGAGCGCTGAAGTGTTTCCAGAGCAGAGCGAAGAGGAAGAGGAGCTGGCAACTTCGGTAGGCGGTGAAAATTCAGAAGGTCAAATTGAAGAAAATGAGCAAGATGAATTGTCGCCTGAGCCTTTAGAGGTCAAAGATAATGATGAGTCGATAGAAAAAAAAAGTAAGCCGAAACTTAGAAAATCAATAGCCGGTTTTTTTAGCCGTATGTTCTCCCGTTCGGGAGGCAACCCTCAAGAAAAAGCAAGCAAACCTGTTTTGGTTGTTTTCAAGTCAGGCAAGAATGACTAAGCCTGTCTTATTCGATATTGGACCGTTAAGCTGCTCATGCACTGATCATGTGCTTGAAGAAATGCATAAGGCGCTTATTGACCCGCCTGGATCTGAAGGAGTATGGAAGCCGCATCATGACTTATACGTGCGTGATCACATTGAAGACGTAACTCAGTGGGGACTAAAAATATTAGTCGATATTCAATCAGATATGCTTTCAATTATCGAAGGCAGCCCGGTCAAAAATGACGAAAACCTGTTAGGCAAGGCGTTAGGCTGGACTCGATATACGGAAAAGGAATTCGAAGCAATACAGCGGTTATTGGAAGATAAAGGCCCAGAAAATTACAGCGTTGACGACTGGATGATGGTAGTTGATTTGATTGTGCATCGATATTTGCCAAGTGATGTAGTACGGACTGAAGCGGAATATATTGCAATGCGCTCTGTGATGCTCGGTAAAATACAGGCGAGCACTGAGCGCAAAAAACTTAAAAATAAGGAAATTCTTGCGCTTGCTGGCGGCTTACCGGAAAGCGCAGCCAATATTGCATCGATATCAAAGCTCTCATTGAGAGAGCAATCTGTATTTGATATCTCAAAAGCTAGGTCTGCACTATATATTACTGAGCTTGGTGATAGCACAAGGCGTCGAATAAAACAGATTGTCATTAATCATCATCAAAATATATTAAACGACGATCCTGATTCAAGCCTGTGGAATTTAGAAAGTAATTTGCTTGATGAGTTTGGTGTGCTTAATCGTGACTGGCGAAGAATTGCATTAACCGAAGTGGCAGAGAATACAAATCAAGGTTTTATCGCAAGTCTCGAAGAGGGGACGGTAGTTCAGCGTGTTGAAGCATACGATGGTGCCTGTAGTTTCTGCCGTAAAATTAATGGATCGAAATACACCGTGGTGGACGCAGCTAGAACAGATAAACGCGGTGAAACTGAGGTATGGGTTGGAAAAACAAATGTTGATAGATCTTCAAGCCCAAGAAAGCGAGTTGGAGACGAACTGATTGATAGGTCGCCTTCTGAGTTATGGTGGCCTGCAGCTGGTGTCCAGCATCCACATTGTCGCGGGACGTGGAGAGTTATTCATCAGGCTTCCTCTGACGTTGATCCTGAGTTCGCGAAGTGGATTGACAAAGCTTTATCAGCCGCTTAGTCGTGAACTTATATTAACGGTCGAACATGATGGTTTTGTTTCACGTAACAAATCGGAGAAATTAATGAATAGAATTAGAGTATGTATAGCAACAATATTGCTGGCGGTCAGCACTTCAGCTTCAGCTTGGGTTAGTGATCTAACCAATCCATTGTCTGTAAACTATTCTGCTGTGGAGAAAGATATTACCGTATCGGTTAAATCAGATTACAGCGTCAAATCAGTTGGTGGCTTGAAAGAAAGTAAACACTCAGAAGATATTATCTTACTCGTCAAGCCTGATTACGGAGCCAAATCAGCTGCTGACTTTAAAGTCGACAAGCGGAATATCTGCGTTAGTTGTCATGCAAACGAAAACCCGATGTGGCCACCCTCATTTGCGGGAGCAAGCATCCAGATTAACGATGGTGAACCGAGTGGGAAGATAAGCGCCTCTTATCATGTGCATGGACCAGGTTGCAGTCATAAAGCAAACGGAAATGCTAAGCGTATTGATAAGACACTCATAGCAACCGCTAGCGGTATGCTTGCTGAGAAAATCCTTCGGACAGATTTGTAGCGCTCTATAGCTCAAAGTTAGATAAAAGCGAAAGGCGGCCTGAGGCCGTCTTTTTTATTGTCGTGAGCATAATATCAAGGCACGTACAAAAGGAGAAAACCAGGTGGAAAAAATCAAGTGTTACATGCTAATGGAAACAGAAAGCGCTAGGCTTTATGTGCGCCGATATAGCAAGTCACCGGGGTGCTCTGTCTCAGCGTCAGGCGTGCATAACAAAATAGAACTGATTTCAGAAGACGCTAAAAGCGTAATTAGCGACATATTTGAATCTGAGAAACGTAAGCTTGTTTCGTGTGAGTGTGGATACAAGTTCAAGGATGACGACCCTGCTGTTTATTCCATTATTGATGTCTATAGTCGCTCTGATACTGGTGAACTCGTAGAGCTGAGAAATGCGGATGTTGGAGCAATGTGGTTTTCAGATACGTATCCATGGAAAGGGCCTGATCGAAAATCTCTAGTAGTCAGAACGCCAGGTGGCGACTGGCCAATTGATATGCAGGCAAGTAATTGTGATAAGAAAGATGATAAAACTCACAAATGCTGGGTACGTCATGGTAAGCCACCTGAAGTAACTGTTGATAAAAACGGTAATACCTGCGGCGCTGGTGCAGGCTCAATTCTTATTAAGGGTTATCATGGATTCCTTCGCAACGGATATCTGGAGCGCTGCTAATGACATTAGCCGTATTTTATAAATCACCTACGCCCGCTCAGATCGAAGCAGGTAATTATCCGAAAAAGCATATTCGTTTGTATGGAATGAAGATTTCTATAGAGAATAGAAAAGGCAGTATTCGGACTGGAGTAGACAAAGGCGGTAGTAGTTGGTCTATAAAAATGAAATTTGATTACGGGGATATTAAAGGTACGGCGGGACTGGATGGTGATGACTTAGATGTTTATGTTGGTCCAGATAAAGATGCAGAAAAAGTTTATGTGGTTCATCAGCACAAAATTGAAAAAGTTAAAAGCTGGCCGAAAGAAACATGCGAAAAATGCGGAGAAGAGCATCAAGAATGTTGGCACGACATAGATGAAGATAAAGTGATGATGTGCTTTTCATCAAAGCAAGCAGCGGTCGAAGCTTACTTATCCCAATACGATAGCCCGTTATTTCTAGGTCCAGTAACTGAAATGAGTGTTGACGAGTTTAAGAAGAAAGCGCTCGCCACGAAGGACAAGCCTAAATTGATCAAATCTCTTTTTCTTAAGGGTGGAGTTAAGCCTGCGCTCTGTTTTGACTTTGATAAGGTAATTCATAGTTATAAAAATGGATGGGAAGGCCCGTCAAAGATAAGTGGAGGACCCGTTCCCGGCGTGAACGATATGATTAAAGTGTGCCGTGAGCACTTTAAAGTTGTTGTAAATTCTGCCAGGTGTCAGAGTAAAACTGGTAGAGAGGCGATTGAAAAATGGTTGAAAGATAATGATATTGAGGTCGATGAGGTGTCAGAACATAAACCGATAGCCGTAGCCTACATTGACGATCTAGCAATACCGTTCACGGGCGATTGGCTTAATGTTCAAAAGAGACTAAAAGAGCTTACAGATGCGAATGTAAGCAGGCCGTAGTCGTGAGCTGATAATTGGCCACTAATAACTCGAATTAGTGGCCGCTCATGAAATTGCTTGTATTAGTCAAGTCCCTTGCGAATCAATTAGGATTGTTTGATTCATCTGTTGAAATAGATGGCTACACGCGTAAAGACGGTGTATACGTCAAGCCTCATCGATCAACTAGAAAGAAAAAAACTGGTAAGCCTACAAACAATAAAATCCCTTATACGCCAGACTTGTTTGCCGATAGCTCCCCATCAGTCACGCAAAAAACAAAAGCTCCCGCTAAATATGAGACAGCTGATATGTTTGGCGGAGACTCTATTCCTGTTGTATTCAACTCCCCTGTAAAAAGAGAAGATCTTATAGCTGCTGCGGATCGTGAAAACGAAAAAACAGTAACTGATGTAAAACCGAAAAAAGCTAAAAAGAAAGCAATAAGCGCCAACGAAAAAGAACTGACTAATGCACCAGATCAAGGCAGCGTCAATCAGAGTGATGATTTTGCGTTTGGAGTTCCTGAGGGAGTAACCAAAGGCGAAAGAGTAAAGCTAAACAATACAGCCCTTGAATTACTATCATCGAAAGAAGGCGATTTTACCACTGAAGAAAGAGAAGTACTCTCCAAATACAGTGGGCAGGGCGGAGTTGGAGATTCTTTAAATGAATTCTATACGCGACAAGATGTTGCTGATGCTATGTGGTCGGTACTTCGCAATAATGGATTTCATGGGGGCGATGTTTTAGAACCCTCCTGCGGCACTGGGATGTTTTTACATACTGCGCCAGACGACACAAAAGTAATCGGTGTTGAGCTAGATACAGCAAGTGCACAGATTGCAAAAGCAATACATCCAGGACATGAAGTTTCGCAAGGCAGTCTTGAAATGTTTGCTACTCAAGATGTTCGACAGTTTGATGCGGTGATCGGTAATGTTCCTTTTGGGATCCGAGGCGGGTTAATTAAAGATGATAAGCCCTATCTGTCTACCGCAGAACAGTACTTTGTTGATACTTCGATTGATAAAGCAAAAGAGCACGGGCTTGTCGCGTTGATTGTTCCTACCGGGATAATGGATGGCAAAAATAATCGCTCTTTTCGTGAGAGAGTACTAAGAAAAGCTGAATTTGTTTCAGCGTATCGTCTACCTAACACAGCATTTGCACATTCACACACGGAAGTTACTTCGGATATCGTCATTTTCAGAAAACGGCCACAAGATGTGGGGGGGGCGTTAAGTGTTGTTGATCAGCACTCGATGAAGGAGCTGGGCGTTTGGAATTCGGAATTCTTAGCGGGCAATTACTTTAGCAATAAAGGCCTAGATAACGTTTTTGGCAAGCCTGAGGCAGGTTGGCGAGCTAAGGCTGGTATGGGGAATGATTTCACCGTTGTAGGCTCGATGGATGGTGTTGCTGATTCCATTGCGGGTATGGGTGATGGTAATTCAACATCGGATTTAACCGTTCAAAAAATATTAGAAAATCTTGATGATGAGACGAAAGCAAGAGCGCTAAACGCGACGAGAAAGCCAGTATATGAAGTTGCCGAGCTTGGCGATGTCAAGGTGATTGACGGTATTACATATGTGCTGCAGGGCGAGCCTCCTAGATGGCACAGAGCCAATGAAGAGGAGATATCTTCAGCGGTAACAGAGGCAAGCGAAGTTTCATTGCAGTTAGACGCAATGTTCGCTGACGATGAAAGTGGTCGAGATTTCAATCGTGAATCGACGATTAAGTTGTTGGATGATTATGTGTCGCAGCACGGTATCCCGTCAAAAAACAAAGATCTTCAGTTAGCAGCGAAAAATGACAAGCAGCTATATCGTTTGATTGGCGCTGTAAATGAGGATGGATCTTACTCCGATATGGTGACGGGATCTACGTCTTCCTCTGAAGATTCAGATTTTGATAATGTCGCCACACGCTTAATTATTCAAAAAGGTATCTTCAGTGCTGAAGAAATTGCGACAGCATGGTCGGGTGGTGATAAAGAATTATCGCTAGATCACTTGTTTTCCTCTGATCTCTACGCAGTTGATTCCAACGGTAAAAACTGGACGTCGATGGATGAATATTTGTCAGGCGATCTGTGGGTTAAGTATGACGCGATGACCCAGGCGCTTGAACGCGAAGGTATTGCTTCACATTACCTGGATAAGTACAAAAAACAGTTAAATGCACTCGAAGAAGCAATTGCGCCGAAACTTCTTGAGGATGTTGAATGCCAGATTAACAGTGGGTGGATACCGCTAGCCGTTATAGAGCAGTGGTATAACGAATCGTACGTGCAACCTCGCATAGATAATGCTGGGGCAACTGGATGGAAGCCTGATTATATCAAGCTTAGCTATGAATCCGGATTGTATACGGTGGAAGGTGGTCTTTATGATTCTGACTTGATTACCAAATACTTGAACCGTACCGGCGTACGAAAAGATGACCTTTCAGATGTTGAAGAATTAAATCTGAGCTTTAAAGATTGGCTATTGTCGTCTGAATCTCGCGATGAAATCGAGGATTTGTATAACCGAAAATTTCGGGGTTATAGAGCAAAGCAATATTCTGATGCGCCGATGAATATACCCGGAATGAATCCAGCGTTAGACGTTAATGCGTATCATTTTTCCGGATTACGCTGGGCGCTGGATGCTGGTAAAGGAATCGTAGCAGATGATGTTGGGTTAGGTAAAACCGCCCGTGGTTTGATGCTGGCGAAGCTTTCAAAAGTAAATGGGACAGCTAAAAAACCAACAATCGTTGTGCCTAAATCAGTGTTGGCCAATTGGAAAGAGGAAATCGATTTTTGGTTCCCTGGTTCCAAAGTGCTCATTGTCGGTGAAACTTATTCGACGGATAAGGATGGCAATCAAAAATCCGTCACTGACAATAAACAAGCCAGAGATAGAAAACTTCACGAGCTATCTCAAAATGAATACGATTTTGTTCTTATTTCTCGACCAGCTTTTAATAATATCGATATAGATCCAATCACGAAGGGTGAATATCTCAATGATGATTTTTGGGTTCAGCGATCAGATGCTTTAGGTCAGGCAGGAGATAAGCGAACCAAAAAAATCCGTGAGTCGTACAATCAAGCCATGGCTAAACGTGAGTTTAGTGATAGGACAGATGCGATATATTACGATGATCTCGGTATTGATATGTTGATCATGGATGAAATGCACGCCTACAAGAATCTATTTGCGGCAAGAAGTCGATTTGGTGAGACTCCAAAATTTTTAGGTGGATCCGGATTATCGAACCAAGCATTAGATTTTTACTATAAATCGAGATTACTCAGAGAGAATAATAACGGCCTTGGTGTCTATGGCTTAACTGCCACGCCAACTAAAAATAGCCCGCTTGAAATTTATTCAATGATTTCTCATATTGCGCCTGAAGAGTTTACTAAGATTGGTATCAAAAACTCTGAAGACTTCCTTGATCGTTTTTGCGACTTTAAACTTGAAAGTATTCTATCGACATCAGGGGATATCGAAGAATGCTCGGCGGTTTCGGGGTTTAAAAATATGGATGAGCTTAGAGAAATAATCAAACGCCATATTGATCGCAGGACGGCTGATCAGGTTGGGTTGAGGCTCCCTGAGCGCAAAGATATTACGCACATGATCGATATGTCTCCAGAGCAAGAAGACGTCTATGCAGACCTTCGAGTGCGCGCAGCTGAGTCGCATGGTAGCGATGATACCGGTGATGCTCATATATTCTCAATTATGAGCGATATGTCAAAAGCTGCGATGGATTTGAATTTGTACGATTCGGAAAAATATAAAAAATCGGCTAGTCCCAAATATAAGGAGGCAGCGAAGCATATATCGGAGGGCGCGAAAAACGGCGGTCAGGTTGTATTCCTTAATTTTGTAGACGCTCACGAGAAGCTGACAGATGAGCTAGTGAAAAATGGAATGAAGCGTTCAGAAATAGGAATTATCAACGCGAAATCCGCAAAGTCATCATCTCAACGGCAAAATATTGCAAACAAATTTAACGCTGGTGTGCTGAAAGTTGTGATAGGCAACGATGCCACTATGGGCGAGGGTGTTAATCTCCAAAAGAACACTACTGATCTGCATCACATGGATTTACCGTGGGAACCTGCGGCAATGCAGCAGCGCGATGGAAGGGGGTTGCGTCAAGGCAATAAGTCAGAGGGAATTCGAATTCATTCTTACTTGGCCAAAGGTTCTTTTGATGGTTATCGGTATCAAACAATCCGCTCTAAGAAAGATTGGCAGGACTCACTGTGGAATGGCGGTAATAAGCTTGAAAATCTAGCGAGGGAAGGGTCTTTTAGTCGCGACGATATGTTAATCATGTTATCAGCAGATCCGGAAGAGGCTAGAAAACAGTTTGAAAGCAATAAAGCAGCTGCGCAAGAACGATTAGCTGCGGTTAAGAGAGGTGAGTCTTCTGCGTTATTTGTTAAATTTCAAGAAATGAAAAATAGCTTTTCTCAGTTGAGAAATCGCAGCTCCAAATCTGCAATGAGACTAGAGATGAGCATTAACAAAGCAAGAGATCGCTTGAGTAAAGATAAATATTTCGATTCAAAATCGGCTCTAGATAAAAAAGGGCCAGTGCTTATGCAGCCGCAAACCGGCGATGTATTTCATGCCGGGGTTGGATTTGAAATGTCGGGTGGCAAGGATCAACCAATGAACTGGTCATCTAGCAAATCAAGGTGGGTTGTAACCGACGTATCATTGAAGCATAAGCAAATTACTGCTAGGGAGTATGGTAAACCAGAAAGTCGGACGCATAAGTTCGATCTTGAAAAAATGGGGAAAGGTACTAAGTCTTTTAAGTATGATTATAAAGAAGAAGAGAAAGATATAGGTAAGTTGGCGGTTTCGTCAACGGTAAAAGGTGCCGTTCAAGGTGGAATTAAACGATGGTCTAAGAATATTGACGGTCATACTGATACCGCATTGCCTCAGAAAATGATTGATGCTGCAACAAATGCAATTCAGAAAAATTCAGCGAACGATTCTTGGCATATGAATACACAACTATCCGCAGCTATGCATGTTGCGATCAGGGATTCGCTTGATTCTGTAGCGCCTGAAAATATGCATTCTGAGACGACTGAAGCTATTGCTGATACGATATTCAAAACCGTAAAGTTTGCCAGCCAGGGTGTTGATATAAATAAAATCAAGTCGCCAGTAGACTTGGCTAGCGCTAAGCCCGGTTTTATTGAGCATAATAAGGCAGCATTGCAAGCCCATCTTAAATCTAAGGTGCTTGATTATTCCGATGGGACTAGTGGTCCTTATGCGTTTATCGACAGGGATGGTGAGGCGCTTGCCACTCCAAGTTACGATGGAGGGAAGAAAGTTAACGAATTTGATTTAATGCTCCCTACCAAAGACAACCACTCCAAGGCCATTCGCGCTTGGGCAAACGAAGAAAAAACCAGGGAAATAGCAACCATATACGGTAATGGAAGACGTGGTTCTGACAGAGCGGAAATTGTTTATCCTAAGTGGCGATTTGGGCCACATAAACGTAATCCGTGGGCCAGTATCGGCCCCGAGTTGTTTGGTGAATCGTTTGTTGGTGAGGCTAGGGAGCATTTGAAAAAAGATATTGAGCATGAAGCTAAATATCTAGCGAAAGATTTTGTTCGAACATACAAAACATATAGGCCTCTCGTTGAAATGAAAGGGGGGCGGGCGCACTGGCCGGAAAAAGCAATCAATGCTATGTGGGAGAAAGCGAAAACAGCGGGAGAGCTGGATACTAAGGTCAGCGATTTGATTGGTGGCTCTGCAGATTATGAGTATTTCAAGCATTTTACGAATTTGCCAGTTGGAAATATGTTGCAGCAGCTATCAAGAGTTAATAGCCATGAAGATCTTGAGAAAAAGTTACAGAAGGAAAATGAAAAGAGAGAAGCATCCGCTGTATCATAAATAGAGAGAGTAATGAATAAAAACGAATTAGATAAATGCTTGATTAGTATATTACAAATATTGCAAGCAAAGCCATTAGCCTACCGATCATTCGGTATTTACTGGTGGCCAATTAAAGCAATTCTGAAGCAGAAATATACAAAAGAGAATTTGTATCTGCTTGGTGACTATGTGGATCCAGATGGTGTGGAAAGAGTGCCGGATGTCGGGGTGTCTGAAATGATTAAACAGGCCTTCTCAGAATTTCAAATGAATACTTCCTTTGGTTTTGACGGTAATCAAGTTACCGACACCGAAGGTGAACCGTACACTATATTTGATCAGGATGCGGATATCTGAACACCTAGCCGAAAAGGATCAATGGTTTTTGAAGTGTAGCCGGTGACGCAGGTCGTTACCATAGGCTATCTTCAGGTGATTGTCGTGAATGTAATATTTCGACATGAGCCTACTCAATAAAGCTATTTTATTCATCAAATCTATCCCTTCAGGTGCTCGCTGGATTACTGTACACCCACATAAAGACGGTAAAGGTCAACCTCTGCTCATCCAAGAAGAAAGAAACGGGACTGCTCGTGTTATTGGTGGGGCCGGAGGTAAGCTTAACTATCTGAAACTAAAAGGCGTTAAGTCCGAGGCGGAGTATAAAAAGCAATCAGCCGATAAAGCAAAAGCCAAAACTGCAGAAAAAAAAGCTCAACGAAAACGAGACAAAGATCTAGGCGTATACGAGGCAAAGAAGCAAGCAAAAGAGAATGTTTCTAGTCAACGCATAGCGCATGAAAAAGAATATATAAAAACAGTTTCTAGCGCTATGGGCTGGGATGACAAGGAGACTGAGTTTCCAGAAGAGCTTTATGAGAATGTATCAGAAAATGCGCGCACCAAAGCAAAAGAAAAGCATCATCGTCAGCTCTTATCGAAAGCTAACGAAGCGGTTGAGGTTCAACGGCGACAGCTTGTCGTTGATGCTGATGCACGAACGCAAGCCGATATCGGGGAAATACCCCTAGACTCCGATGATAGCAATGTATTATCGGTCGATGATATTGACCCTATTCACATTCCGGCAGGATTAGGTTATACGGCGAATTACAGTAAACGCGCAGAACAGAAAGGCCTGACAAAAGACCAGTTGAGTGATGAGCTGCGTTCGCTGCGAAAGGATGGCGAAAGTAAAGCGAATTCCTCAACCAATAAAGCGAGGCAGATAGCTGATGAATTGAAAAATATTAGGGATGAGTCAGTTTCAGGTATTCATGCAGGAATCGCCGATCCAGCGGAAGCGGTCAAACTTATCAAGGCGCAGAAAGCACTTAAAGAAATTCAGAAAAAAGCGCGGCAAGCGAACACAGATATCGATTCATCAATTGAACCTAAAGCGTATGTTTTATCTGTTTCGAATAATGAGATCAATATTGATTCTGATCTTGAGAATGATTTAAGAACGTTAAAAACAAGAGCTTTTCTTTCCGAGGTCGGAAAGATCGATGATTACGAAAAGTCACTTGGTAAACATTTAGGCGTTGGTTCGTATAACGCAATCAATTCATTCTCCCTGACTGCGACTGGATCCGCCTTAATTGATCGTGATGTCGTCGATGTGCTTGGCGTTGCTGGCGCGTCACAAGTCGTTATTCGTCGATTAACGAAAGACATGACCGATGATGAAATGTCGAATATTAAACAGGCGCTTGAGCAATTTCATAAAGATCATTATATACCCATGACTGACAGTGCGTTGAAGCGAACGCAGGAATTGCATGATGTCGCCAAAGAGATTGAAATTAATTCCGCCATGGATGGCGCTGATCTATCGCAGATGATGACATTGAACGAGCAGCGTAAGAATGCAATCGCTGAGGCGCAAAAGATAATCGGTCAAACGCTTGGGGAAATGGAGACAAATGCTGCGCTCATTATGGCATTAGGCCAAGGGAGAAAAGATCAAGTAGAAGTTTCCATGGGCAAAACATCAAATGAGCAAGCGATAAAACAAGCCAGGGCTATTGGGTTAGAGCGCGGTGATTACGTTATTGCCAAAGCTGGAGTAAATCGATTTTTGACGATAAGCGCTGATGGTATGGATCGATTAGCAAGCCCGGTAAACAGAGGCGACATTGAGCACCAGCGCAAAACGATGGATATCATCGAGGGGCGCAACGATGAAGATAACTGGCTGCCTGGAGGGATTGCAAATCGTCCTGATCTTTCTTTAAGTCTAATGCCTGGAGTTGCCGAAAAGCTTTCAAAGCCATTTAACGCTGATGGAAATGTTGAGCAGTCAATTAAGGACTACATTGGCGGCAGAACTGCTGATGGAGACAAGCCCGTCGATATCATTTCCGACCTGATGTCGCAAGATATGCCTCAGCATACAGTTGGTCGAGACTCTTATATTGCCGCTCTTAACAAGATCGCACCTTTAAAAGCTGATGACGGCTCAATGATCCGCGCAGAAAATCATGAGAAAGCATTTCAAAGCATGGCTGATGATTTTGTTCAGGCTCAATATGGTAGTAAAAGGCAACCAATACATCAACAGACTTTCGAAACTGATCACTTTGCAGTCGATGCGCTGCATCGGGCGTTATCACAAGAGCCGATGGGTATCGCTGCTTATAAGCCAATTGGTGAGCTTGATAAAAAAGAGTGTCACCAATTAAGGAAATATTTTGCCAAACATATTGGTAAGCAAGATGAAAACGTAAATCAGCTAAGAGAGAATTTAGCGCTGCATCTTGGCAAGCAGCCGGAAAAAGAAATCGAGGATATGTTCGGAACCGGGACAAATCCGGAGTATACCGACTGGAAGTCAAAACGAGATTCGTTATCTGAGGATATCAATAGCGCAGAGCTAAACTGGCAAAAGTATTCAAAAATGATGGGCGGCCCTGAAAAGGCATATGCAGCGATTCAGGATGTAGTTCGTTCTAGTGTTTCGAAATCATTTCAAGAAACCTATAACACGTTAAACCCGTCTTCACCGTTAAAATTAGGCAGAACTGTAATCCGAGGCAATTTAAACCATCTGGACGCTGTCGATCGTGACGCCAGAGATAAGCGAGTAACCGAGCAGAGAGAACTGGTGGATTCTCTAAGGGATAGAGTTCAGGGGCGTTATGCGTCAGGCGCAGTGTCTGACAAAATGGATGCCGCAAGGGAAAATATAGAGGCAATGTCTCAGTCTCAAATGGGTTTTTTCTCAACTCATGAAAGCGAACCTGAGAAAGAAGTGCCTTTAGCCAGAGACGAACGAAATACCCTCGGACATGCTGCTGAGTTAAAAATCGCAAGCATGATGCCTATTGTCGGGAAGAACTTCAAAGCTGATCAGCCTACGCAATTATGGCAAGCGAGCATGAATGGAAAGTATATTAATCAGCAGCGTGCGGTAAAGCTGATTGAGCATAATAAAAGGCTTGTTCTTGCTCAGGGTGTCGGCTCAGGTAAATCGCTTATTGGTTTGGCGGGGTTTTCGCATTTGCACGAACAAGGTAAAGCGCATCGTGGGCTATTCATTGTTCCGTCAATCGTTCAAGGACAATTCAATGGTGAGGCGCTTCGTTATCTAGATCCGGGAAAATTCAAATGGCATGCGCAACCTGGAGCGAGTCGAGAAGAGAGAATTCAAGGGTACAAGGATCCTGAAAATCATTTCTCTGTTGTTACTCATGCAGGATTTCGTGATGACATGCTTTATCTTGGAGCTAAGCAATCGGGCATTGAAAAAGAGGAAATGAGCAATCGAGTTAATAGCATGACTGACCCAGAGCGAAAAGCGTGGGCAAAGTCGGTGATGACTGCCGAAGGCATTGATTACGATTATCTCATGGTCGATGAAGGTCATGATTTACTTAATCGTGCAGGAAAACAAAATTCGAGGATGGCCAATGTCATTGATGGCGTTAGTGCAAACGCGTCATATTACGTTAGCGCAAGCGCTGATCCCGTTAAAAATGACGCATCTGAGGTCCATGATTTGCTAAGAAAAATGGACCCTGAGAAATATTCAGACAGAGATAAGTTTATGCGTCGTTATGGCGTTGATACTGTTTCGTCCAAGGAGGGGTTGCGGCGGGAAATGTCTCGTTATTTTTACCCTGGTCGTATCGAATCAGGAAAAAAGGCGCATAAGATAACAAAGACGTTACCTTTAAGCTCTGCACAAAAAGAATCTTTGGGCAGAATCGATAGAGCTGTGGCTCAGTCTCGAATTGAAAAAATTCGGGGTAATGTAGATGTTGATAGTATGAAGATATTATCTCCAGCTTCATTTGAAAATTCGGATGTTGGTCAGCACAAAGAAATCGCTGCAAAGCTTCAAGACAATGTTGGAATTATGCATTCTACGGCGGTCAGGCGAATTCTCGATTCTCATGCTGAAAATCCAAAAATGGATTACGTGGATAAATTTGCCGAAGAAAGGCGCGGGAAACCTGGGGTCATATTTGCGCATTCACTTGATTCCGTTTCTCAGATCGAGAAGAGACTAAGAAAAAACGGGCATAAGGTAGTAACGCTTACCGGTAACGATTCATCTAGTGACAAAGAAAAGAAAAAGCAAGCGTTTAAGCCTGAGCATGATGGTGAGGCGGAAGCGGATATTATAATTGCTTCTGATGCCGGGGCAACCGGCGCAAATTTGCAGCGCGGGCAATGGCTGGTTCAATACGATACACCGATGACCGCAAAAACACACGCGCAACGTCGAGGACGTATTGATCGTCTTGGACAAAAGAACGATGTTGAATTGGTTGACTTAGTATCTGATCATGCAACAGAACGAAAAAATCGTCGTCGCCTAACTAATAAATATCAGTTGCGTGAGGTGCTTACCTCTCCACTTGAAGGTTTAGATGATACTGGTTTTGCCGGCTACCTTCAAAAGTCAAAACTAAAGAAAGAGGGTAACGATGGAACAGCCCATTAATACACTAAAGCGCAGACTGATGGAGCTTTCCTCTTTAACGAGTAAATCTAATATAACGTCCGAAAAGATCAAGCAAGCTGCTGCTGATCGGCTAGACGTAGTAAATCAAAATATCAAAAAGCTGCGCCCCCGTGTCATTCAAGATGATGCCGCAGCTGAGCTGTACAAAAAATATGTATACGAGCGTGGTCAGCTTTCTTTATTGATCGGAAAATCAAAATAAATCCCCTGGAATACTCTTTTACTTTCTTTATACAGCGTTGTGTTTGCCGTAACTCGTAGTCGTGAAACTATATTTATAACTCACAAAGTGAGGACCTTAGGGACGATTAAGCACTAAACAAAGCGCTTTCCGCCTCCTTTTTAATTTATGCATTTATTTCAAGAACAAAAACATCTGTGTATTACGCAGATGCTTAAAGCTACACCAGCTGAAGAGTCTGGCAGGCGGTTTGTGTATATCGAAGCCTCCAATGAGGCGCTGGATATACAGAATGAAATTGTATTATCGAAGGCCTTAAAAGATTCTGCGGAATATTATCTAAAATATGGAAACATTGATTTAGATCATATTACCCAGATAGGTGCGAAATCAAATATTAAAGATTATCACTTTTACGAGATAGGAAAACCTATTGACGTAAAAATTGATGGAACAAAAACGTTTGTTAAAGCAGAAATATATTCAGGTGAAGGGTCAAGTGTAGAACGTGCAAATAAATTCTGGGATTCACTAACAAATCAAACGCCTCCTCAGCGATGGTACCCAAGTATTGGCGGCTCGATATTGCAAAAATCTGAGGATTTTGACGCCGAAGCCGGTGAAAAAAGAGTGTTAGTTACTGAAGTTCGTTGGACAAATATCGGATTCAGTAAAACGCCGGTTAACGCCAATGTTGCAGGTGTTGCAACCGTTCCCATTGGGGCGCTTGCTAAATCGTTTAGTGGTGCCGGGTTCGATATCGAAAAAGCGCTGGAAGCGGGTTACGGAACTGATTCGGCAAGTTTAACAGGCGGTGGTGCGTTACGGATTCAGTCACTACATAGAAAGCCAGTTAATTACTGGGATTTCAGAGAGTCTTTAGGCGCAGCTGTTGTTGATCGAATGATCAAAAATCCTGGTGCTGCAAGCATGATTGAATTTGCTGTTAACCAACTTAAATTAAACCGCGCAAAAGCATCCGAGTGGGTTGAGCGCTTTATGTCAGATGTGAAAGCGGACCTTAAAAGGAGAGCCAAATGAGTTATAAAAAATTGCTTAATGAGTTGGAGACGATGAGTAAATCATTGCCAGCAATCGAAGATGACAAAGACAAAGATAAAGACAAAGATGTGGATGATAAAAGTCTTCCTGATGGTGCGGCGGGTGATGAGCTTATTGTTGATAATGCGGGGGATGATACCGATGACGACGATCTCACTAAGTCAATGACTGTCGTGAAGCTCGATGACGGTTCCGAAGCTCAAGCATTTGATGGCGAGGAATTGATAAAGTCATTTAATTCTAAGCTAAACAAGCAAGCTGTCAGTGTCGGTGAGGTTTTCACTGCTCAAAACAAATTGATTAAAACATTAGCTGATACAGTCACGTCACAGGCGGAGATGATGAAGTCAATGCAAGTGAGTATCGATGAAGTCGGCAATAGCGGCAAGGGGCGTAAAACGGTTGTCAATCTACAAGAAAAGCCAGACTTAAATAAGAGCTTGGAAAACGGTAGTGAGCAACTAGGCATAAAGCCGCATGAATTCCATGGACTGCTGACTAAAGCGCTTAAAGCAAAAGTAATTACGCCGCACGAAGCAACAACAGCAGAAACGCTAATCAACAGCGGGAGAAACCCCTCAGAAGAAGTTGTAGCTAAAGTGATGGGGCAGTAATTCTTAAATATTTTTTAATATAACTGGTAGTAAAAAGCAACCATATAAGGGGCACATAATGAATCCATCTTTAATTTTTCCTGAAGGGGCGACGACCGGACAGGCAGATATGTCATCCGTGCAGGAGCTTCGAAAAGCGCTGGAGGCAGGATACGGAACCGATGTAAGCGCATTAACAGGCGGTGGCGCGTTACGTATTCAGTCACTAGATACAACTATGATGGCTACTATACAGCAGAACCAGCATTTTACTTTATTTAACGCATTACAGACGTCAGACGCAACAGCGACTGTTGATGAATGGACAGAGCAAGATGGTGTGGGTGGATTCCCAGGGGGGTCAACCAATACAGAAACTGGCGGTATTGGGTCAGCTACCGGAGAGTATGCTAGACGCACAGGCTCTGTTAAATATTTAATGACTCGACGTGAAGTGTCACTAGTTACGACACTGCAAAACAACATTACCGACGCTGAAACAATTGAGCAAAATAACGGTGCACTACAGTTGTTGACGGACGCAGAGCATTTGTGCTTTGAGGGCGATTCGACAGTCGTTCCGACTGAATATGACGGTATCTACACTCAGTTACGCGATCTGAATAGCTCTGATCATATTATTGATTTGGCTGCGACTCCATTAGATTCTATTGGGCCGATTAATAGCGCAGCCGCTGTCATTGCTGGTCCTGGTAATTTTGGACGCCCAACAGATTTGTATTGTTCATTTTTGGTCCAATCAGATTTTGATACAGGTTTAGACCCTGCATTTCGCGTCGCCCTGGACAATAATCCTAACAGCTTAATGTTAGGCGCTCCAGTGACAGGTATTCGAACATCACACGGTAATATCAAAAATTGCCCTGACGTGTTTATTCGTGATGAGGTTCAGCAACAGCCATTTGAGCTGCAGTATCCGGCTATTGCGGCAGTGAATAATTTTACCCCTCAATCTGCCGCTCCTGTAGCTTCGGCGCACGTTGATTCGAAATTTCAGGGAGCGCACGCTGGCAATTATTATTATTTGGTGGCTGGCGTGAATGCTAAAGGTCAGTCTGTAGGGTTTGTCTCTGCTCAGGTCGCCGTTGCTTCTGGAGATAGAGTGACTCTTACCATTGGTGCTTCAGCAGCGGATACAGAAACAGGGTATGTGATTTATCGTAGCCGTAGAAATGGCTCAAACGCTGTGAATGATTTTCGTGAAATGGCGCGTATCGGCAAGACCGGTGCTTCAACTGCTTACGTTGACTATAACACGGATATCCCCGGATGTTCTAAGGCGTATGTTTTGAATATGCAGCAGGGTCAAAATGCTATCACCTGGCGACAACTGTTACCTATGATGCGTTTCGAGCTATATCCGACTAACTCCGCGGTTAAGCCTTGGGCGCAACTGTTATTTGGATACTTGCGTATTGCGAAGCGTAAGCAGCACGTTGTCATCAAAAACATTCTACCCAATGGCGCGAAGTGGCAGCCTTTTGTGTAATCCATAAAGAGACATGCGTCATTGTTGACGCATGTCTCTTTTATTTGAATCTCTATGGGGTCCATTCCCCGCTCCTTGGAGCGAAAAATAAATTAGCTCAGCGATTGAATACCCCGCTTTCGAGTGAAACAAGAAAGTCGAGCGTTCAGCGAGAGAGCTTGCTCCGGGGATATTTATTTATTCTAGTGAGAGGGTCTGACATGAGTGAAAAAAAGTTTACAGTTTTATGTGTGCTACCAAATGCGTCAAAGCAAATTAGCGGTATTTCCTTTGAACAAACAGTTGATGGGATGATTGCGCGGGATGTTCCTGAGGAAATAGCTCTTAAGATGGGATCAATTGAAGGATATGAAATCAAGGAAGCCGCAGGAGATAAAAGCAGTCCCCCGGCAACTGATAACGCTAAAGGGGCTGAATCGAAGACAACAAAAGCAAAATAAAATAATTACAAAACTCTGTGCGCCTATTCGTTAGGCGCTTTTTTACTACCAAGTTCGTACGGAGTATCTGATGGGTAAAAATCAAAGAAATCTCAATAAGTCCAGCCCCGTTAATGCAGATGTTAAATTGGGTAACACGATTGCCGAATTGATTGCTGGATATAATGACTTAGCATTAAAGTATAATTCACTTCTCGCGAAATTGGATGGTGACGCTGGCGTGACGGATGCAAATTATACAGCTCTATTATCTGCCGAATCCACCGACATTACTGATATCGAGTCTCGATAAGTGACTATCTTCGACAGAAAGAGATCTGTCCTTGAATTACAGAAAGACCGATTAATTCGTGTAGCTCAAACGTATTTTCCTGATGTCGAGCTGTCAGATAATTATATCTGGGGGAAGTTGCGTGCGGCTGAACGTGAGATCGAAAAGAAACTTCGTGTTTTTTTGGAGCCGGTAGTCGTTTTACCTGAAACCGCTTCCCAAACAGAGATGGATGCACTTGATGCTGCGGGTACTCGGTGGGTTGAAGAGTCCGGCTATGATTGGAGTCCAGAGCTTTTTCAGGGTAATTCCTGGGGCTTCATTATTACGCGCAGAAAGCCAATTATATCGGTGGACTATATCAGATTTGAATACCCAATCAGTAACACAACTATTTTTACTGTTCCTGATCAATGGATTCGCCTTGATAAAAAATATGGTCACATACGGCTATTGCCAGTAGGCACGCTGGTTTCTGCTCCGCTTAATAGCTATATCATGTCTGTGATGGGGGGAGGGCAAACAGTTCCTCATATATTAATGCTGCGGTACACAGCGGGCATTAAGGATATATCAGAAGAGCATCCGGATATTGTTGATGCGATTAAAAAATTAGCTGTGTTGAAAATAATTGCTGATGAGTTTTTACCGACATCTTCCAGCATTAGCGCTGATGGATTGATTGAATCAACGTCGATTGATATGGATAAACATCACGCGCATATAGACAAAACCATTGAAGACGCACGCGATGAGCTTCAAGGTATTAGAATGATAGCGCTGTGAAACTCTCTCCCAAGAAATTCAACCGATTTGTCGCGCGTATTGGGCAAAACGTTTCTTGGAAGCGAGCGTATGATTGTCCTTGCAAAGATCCTAATTCAGGAGCCGCTAGCTATGACTGTTTGATCTGCGATGGTGTTGGTCACGTTTGGGATGATGCTCTTCCCTGTAATCTGGCGCTTTCTGGTCAAAAGATCCAAAGGCAATGGGCCGATTTCGGTGCATGGGAAAATGGAGATGTAGTTGTAACGATTGGCAGTGATTCGCCAGTATACAAAGCTGGAGAATTTGATCGGATTACTCTGGAGGATTCTAGCGCACCATTTTCGATTACAAAAATCCATGATGGTAGTGAAAGACTGCCATTTAAAATCGTTGTTATTGATCGAATATTCTGGCTAGACGATGAGAGCAATATCATTAATGGGGAAATTCCGACGGTTGATGTCGATGGCTCGCTAACCTGGATCGTTTCACCTCCGAGCGGAATTCAATACTCCATTACAGGCCGACGCAGGCCCGAGTATTATATGTATCAAGAGTTTCCTCAAGACCGCGCGCACTTTCAAGGCGCTGCTTTACCGAGAAGGGTTGTTTTGCGCTCATTCGAACTAATGAGTAAATCATTATGAGTGCGCTCAATATATCGATAGATCTGGGCAGGTTAATACCACTTGATAGCGGTGTCGATAAAACTTTTCCTCACTTAGCCTTTGCGGTTAGAAAAATCACTGAACGAGGTCAAGAAATTTGGCAAGGGTATGCGTCAGGCGCTCAACTACCTGGCGGCGAAGTCATTCATTCTCGTTCCGGTAAATATCTTCGCTCAATCCAACAAAAAAGCACGGGGGAATTCAGCGGAGAAGTATTTTCTGACCTTCCTTACGCAAAAGGAATTGAAAGTGGATTTCCTGCGCGAGACATGAAAAAAATGCTCGATACTTCCGCGAAGACCAGAGTAAGCAAAAAAGGGAAGCGTTATCTAATAATACCTTTTAGACATGGGATACCGGGTTCCAACTTTAGAAGCGTTATGCCGGTCGAAGTTCATGATATGTGGCGAGGATTGAAATCGTCAAAAGTTACTGGTACACGTTTCGAGCCGTCAGCGACCGGAGCGTTAAACATAAAAACAAGACGAGCGATGCAGGTAGCTCGGCGCACCTATAGATGGGGTGATCGCATGAAAGCAGAGCGATTGCTGTCTGCTGGCGTCACGGGTCGAAAGTTACGTGACATGACGGGCATGGTTAATTTAAAAAATCCGGAAGGTGGGCACTCATCATATATGACGTTTCGCGTGATGGTTGAAGGTAGTAGCGGATGGCTCGCGAAAGCAAGAGCAGGATATTTCCCGGCTAAAAGTACAGCAGAGCGATTGCGGCCTGCAGCTGAAGCTGCATTTAAAGAGGCTGTTAGCCGTGATGTTCAACACTATTTATTGAGGTAAGAATGATTAGCTACATATCGCCATTGCGTCCCGGTAATGCAACACATGTTTTTGTTTCCCCCCCTGAATCCGCTACTAAATGGCGATTGCTTCGGCGCACGGACGATTTGTTTTCCGGCGAAGATGATGCCGGCGCCGTGCTTGTCGAAGAAAGCAACGATACGAATATTATCGATGTGGAAGGTCTCATAAATGGCGTTCTCTATTATTACAAAATTTACTATTTCGATGGCTTGGTCTGGACATCATCAGCAACAAGCTCAGTTACACCTAATGCAATATATGAGGGTGATGATATTGATGTGCTGTCAATTCTACGTGACAGGCTTGCTGCAGGTTTAAAAGTGGAAGCTGCCAGGAATAAGCTAAGGCCAAATTCTGGTGAAATAAAAGTAATGAACGCGCCTCCCAAATATGAAGACAACGCGTTCCCGGTCGTGAGTATACATTTAGATTCGGATAGCGCTTCTGAGTGGGCGACTGGCTCTAACTTGTTTGTTGACGACGATGTTGAAGGTGAAAGTTGGTTAGCTAGATGGCAGATATCCATTATTGGATGGAGCTTAAATCCAGATGAGCGTATTAGTTTGAGGCGCGCGATAAAGCGGGTGATTGCGGCAAACTATGCAATTTTCAGTAGTAAATACGGAATGCAGCAAATCGATTTTGACCAGAGCGATGTCGAGGATATGGAAAGGTTTTCAGCACCGGTGTATCAAGTTGCTACTCGGTTTAGCTGTATGGCTCCTGCATATGTTTTAGATAATCCTGATGTGAATGCCGGATTAATCGATAGCGTCGAGGTGGTTCACGCAGTATAGGAAAATGGAAAGTTTATGAATGAAAAAATAAAACAAGCAGCAGAAAAGAAGGCTGAGATTCCAGACAGCTTCCCTTTAACGCTTGACGAATTTTGTGCGCAGATGTCTGCCGTTGATGATCGGGTTGAACTAATCGGCGGTTTTCACGCTTCGGAATTGGCATCTGGTAACGTGAAAGATACCTCGAAAAACTACAAGCTACGTTTTAGTGTTTTCTCAAATAAAGAAGTTAAATAAGGGGGATTGTAATGCCCGTGTTTTTTAATGGGCGAGTATATAACTCGCCAGGCGTAATGACTGCTGTCGATGACTCGGCGCTAGCGAATAGAAATATTAGCTCCGGAAACACGCTGGTATTAGTGGGAAGTTCTCTCGGTGGAGAGCCAGGTAAGGCCTTAGAGTTTAGCTCTCCCGCAGAGGCAAAGGGTGTGCTTCGTGGTGGTGAACTACTAACTGCGGTTGAATTTGCATTTAGCCCCAGCGCGCAGACTGGCGGACCTTCGAAAATAATTGCCGCACGCGTAAATCCCGCAACACAGTCTACGTTAAGCGTAGAGGCCTCTGCTGCTGAAGTGCTTTCCCTTAAATCAACTGATTATGGTTCTTATGCAAACCAGATCAAGGTGAAGATTGAGACTGGAACGAGTAAGGGCAAAAAACTTACGACTCAATTTGGGGATGACTATTTTAGTCAAGATGACGTATATCGCGAATCGTTTAGCGTTCAGTACACAGGCGCTCAGGTAACGGGTGAGATGACCGTGAGCAATTCTAGTGTTGTGTTGTCAGCTCCATCCGGTAATCCTGTCGCTACCATTGATCTGAATGTTTACGACACCGTTCAGAAACTTGTTGACTTCATTAGCTCGCAAGCCGATTTTACGTGCGCTGTTCTTGATGGTAACGGTGCGAAGTTAACGTTGAATAGTCTAGACAGCACTACAAACGTCGATATCAAGACTGCCTCATACGTAGCGAAAGCTGATTTACAGGCTTGCGTTGACTGGTTTAACGGTGTTGGCGAGGGCTACGTAACAGCTACTCGATCGGTAGCCGCAGGAATTGCGCCTGACAATATTTCATTCACGTACCTAGCTGGCGCAATTGACGGTGTTATTACAAATAACGAATGGAGTAGTGCTTTCAATATGCTCCAAACTGAAGACGTGCAGTGGGTCGTCCCTGTCACTTCTGATGCGTCTATACATGCAATGGCTGAAACGCATGTCAGTTACATGTCAACCATCGCAAAACAAGAGCGCCGATGCCTTGCTGGAGGTGCAATCGGTCTAACGGTTGATAATCATATTGCCGCCGCGAAAGCGCTTAATTCTGACCGAATTTCGATGTGTGCTCCTGGGATTTACGAATACAATTCCGAAGGGGATTTAACTCTGTACGCGCCTTATATGACAGCTGCAAAAGTTGCTGGGGCTTTCGCTGGTGTAAGCCCTGGAACACCGATGACGAATAAGTCGATTGCTGTTCGGGGACTTGAATTTAAGTATAAGAACCCTAGTGATACCGATAAGCTAATCAATGGAGGCGTCCTTGCGGTCGAAGATACCGGTCAGGATTATCGAGTCGTCAAAAGCATTACAACCTGGTTGACAGACAGTAATTACAATCGAGTCGAAGTATCAACTGGTGTGGCGCTGGACTTTGTTTCTCGAACAGTAAGACCGGCGCTTCAGCGACTAGTAGGAAAGAAAGGTGGCCCGCTCTCATTAGCTGAAGCAGTCAGTGTTGCCGATTCTACTCTGCGTGAATTAGCGAGGCCCGAGCCTGGTGGTCCAGGAGTTATTGTTGGTGATGCAGAAAATCCGGCATATAGATCCATATCAGCAAGCCTTGAGGGTGATGTGCTTAGAGTTGAATTTCAGTGTAGCCCAGTTATTCCAATAAACTACGTGCCTACAATTATTCACGCAGTACCATTTTCAGCATCCGCTCAGTAGGAGAATTAAGTAATGGCTCAAAAAAATGTGCAGACACATAGTGCAAATAGAGTTCTTGTTAAGATGGATGGCACAACCGTTGGTGCGATTCAATCCATGAGAAGCAGTGATGACTATTCACCCGATGCAGCTTCAGGGGTTGGTGATATCCATGCGTTTGAATACGTACCGACAATGGCTCGCCATACTATCAACGTTTCTAGCATGGTGCTGATTAAAGCTAATCTCCGAAAGCTGGGATTAATACCAGAAAATGGTGACGCAGTGCTGAAAGGTAATGTCTATGACATTATTGAGCAAGACAAAGATACCGGTGAGATTTTACGAAAGTTCATTGGGTGCTCTTACGCAAGTGGTGATATTGATGTGCAGAAACATCAGATCGTTACTTCCAATGCGGTATTTAATGCGCTTGATGTATCTGGCTTAAATGCATAGTTAGTCACCTGGATTATTTTTAGTAGGAGGGTCGATATTGGAATCGTTTGCGCTTAATCCCGTAATGGAGACAATCAAAACCGATGAAGCCGGGAAGCCCGTTTTAAATAAAGGGTTGCCAGAAAAAGAGGAAAAAAAATTAGGAGAGTTCATATTTCGGCGTCGTACTTTACGAGATGAATTTAAGATCGGTGCTGAGTATTCTCGCCTCACCGAAGGAATCGATACTCCATCTCGTGGACTTAGTTATATATCAGAGGCCACTGCAAATATAAAAGTCCTGCTAGTCGCGGGTCCTGACGGATGGGATCTTGAAAAGCTTGACCCGCTCGACCAAGACACCTTCACGGAAATAACTACGATTTACAAAGCCCTTCAAGAGAGGGAAATTTTTTTTCGTGGAGAGCGAAAACGCCACAGTTAAAAAAATAGGACGCAGAAACGCTGGCACTTTTAGATTGTGGTATCGCCGTACGTACAACTTGGCGCCAACAGATGACCGTTATTTAGACGCAACTGATCAAATTATTGAGGCTGAATACTACTCCCATTTTTTTGATGACCTCCATCAAAAAGGCAAGCTCGATGACTACGTTGAGGATGATGCTTTCGATGAAACACTTGAATCAATAACTAACAACGAAGAGGAGTGGGAGGTTCCAGATGAGCGTTAGAATCCCGATTTACACCGACCCGACTCAGACTGTTGGTGCTCTTGATCGAATTTCTCAGGCGATTGAAAAAACTGGTCAAGAAGGGAAGAAATTTGCGGAAATTGATTTTTCACACCCTGAGCTACAACAATTCGCAGAAGATGCAAAACAGCTGCAATCAAATTTTGAAGAGCTTCTTAAAGTTGGTCGCGGTGGAACAGCTGCAGCTATTAGGGCTGGAGAGTATGAGGATGTTTTTGACTGGAATCAGGGGAACAAAAAACAATTTCCTAACGAAAATGAGCGCATCCGCCATCAGCGCGATGTAACAAATTACGTTTCTCAAGGCACTAGTTTTGAGAAAAAGTCGGAAGAAAACCAGGGTGGTGGATTTATGTCTTCACTGCCTTTGCCTGGAATGGGAGGGCTTCTCAAGTGGGCACTTGGAATTGCTGGAATAACAAAAGCTACCAGCATGATCTCAGAAGGCGTTCAGTCCGCTCAGCAAGAAGCTACCGGAATTGATACGCTCAGTCGTGCCACTAATGATCTAGCCGGTGATTTTAACTCTTTAAAAAATGATGTTCGCGCAGTCGGTAGTGGGTTGCAGCTCACGTACAACGAGTCTATTCGGTTGTCTGGTTTTTACGCTAAGGCATCTGGCCTGAAAGATCACGATAAGATAACTTCTGAATCACGAGACTCAGCTGCTTTTGCACGTAGCTTTGGGCTTAATCCAGATGCAACGGCAAAGAGCTTTGGGCAAATGCGGTGGATGGGGGCTGGCGGCGAAGATCGCAAGCAGTTTGCAGTTATGCTGGCTGATGCTATCAACTCCGGTGGTATGTGGGCAAAGGCGGATGAAGTTATCAGCTCTGTAGCGGCGTGGATCCAAGAGTCAGAGGGAGTCATGGTAAACGCGCCGAATGTTGAAGGTTATCTCGCTGCTCAATCCGCAATGAATGCGTCAAATCAACCGGGGTTGCAAGGAGCGGCAGGCGCGACTGTCCTTTCTCGTCTCGATACTGGCGTCAGGCAGCCAGGCTTTGGGGAAGCTGGCATGAATTTCATGTGGAGAGCGCTGTCTCGGGGTGGAAACGCAGACCCATCATCCAGTGAAAATGATCTCGATCCATTTCAATTACGATACCTTTTGGAAGAGGGGGCCTGGGGAAGCAGGAGCTCGGCTTTTGGAAGCATGGATATCGGTCTCTCAGGGAGTGAGACGAATTTTGAAAAAATCATGAACGAAATGAATCTTCGGTACGAGGGGCGAAGCCCCATGATGAAAGCGGACGCTCTCTCCAATTTGCTTGGGCTTAGTATGCATCAATCGCTTGCCTTATCGAATATGGATCCATCTAGCTTTGGATCGTTAGGGAAGATGCTTAAAGATTCGAATGTCGATCTTAAAAGCCTGAATATGACCGGCTTGAAGGAGATGGGGAATATCGATAAGGGTAGCCATGCAGATTTGATAGGCATGAGGGACAGCTTAATCAAGGACGACCGCTTGCGCCAGTTTGAAGTGGGCAGTCTAGAGCGTGCAGAAACAAAAGAAGAGCTGAAGCAGGCTTTAATAAAAATCACCGCAAGACTCGGGCGAGAAGAAACGGAAGGTACAAAGTCGCTAGATGCCATGGTTCAGATGAAAGATGAATTAACGAGAGTCGGCGATAAAATGTTAGGGCCGCTCATCGCGATTCAATCGTCGGTCGGCGGCATTCTAAACGCAATGAATGATTTCATAGATGGTCCTGATGTTGATACGGCTTCTCAATCTGCTAACACAGGTGGACGAGGGGATCACGGAGAAGGGCTGGTTAGTCGTGATATAAAACGAGCGGACAATCTTGGCTGGGAAGTGCCTTTCCATGGGGAGGATTGGGGTGATCCTGAGCGCGGATTGGGCGGAGTGTTTCCTAGCAAGATTCCTAAGCAGGAGATCAGCCTCGTTAACACAAATAATTCCTCAGCTACGAGCAGATCCAACGATCCGGTAGCTGTTCATGTTAAGTTGGATATGGGGGATCTTAAGGTTATAGACTCAAACGGTAAGACGCTAGGTAGAAAGAAAGGTCATGTAACATCTGTTGTCATCCCTCTTCCGGAGGAGGGTTGATATGCCCATTAGAACTCACCATCCGGATATATCTGTCGTTTTAACAAAAACCATAGAGCGCAAAAACGGTGTATCACCAAGATACAAAGGATTACCTCGTAAATTAGAATTGAAACCATACATTAGTGAAACAGGCAGTGTTGTTACACATAAATCAAAAAGAGAAAGCTCGGGTACATTTACATTAACGTTAACCGCAGAACCAGTACCTGAGGCTGGCGATTCGCTTTATGGCTTAATCGAACCGATGGATCATATTGAGATCCGAATGGCCAGAGATAGCTATAAATATGCTGGCGGGCTGTTGCCGATAGTTATGCGAGGATTCGTCTCTAATATATCCCTCAGTGAAGGTATGAACGATGATGGTATACCTTATCGACACATTACAGTAACGGGACACGATTATGGGAAGCTGTTGGATATTTTCCAAGTGTTTTTTGAAAAAAACTACTTGCTTGGTCAGGATGTACTGACTCACTTTAAGTTGTTTCTTAATAACGGTGTTGGATACCGTCCGATGGGGGCATCGGAATTCGTCTCAACTATTGTTGATAAGATCGTATCGCCTTCTTATGAGAAGATGAGGTCGGATAATTCGGCAGTCGAGGATATTCAAGTCAATGCCTCTGTTAAAAACGGGGTCGTTGCGCCTCATGGTGCTGCTGGTGCTGAAGGTACGCTCTGGTCACTCATGAAGCGCTTCTCAGACGTTTACTGGAATGAGCTATTCATTGAAGATACCGAGGAAGGTGTATTCTTAACATACCGACCGATGCCGCTACGAGATTTGGATGATAACTACATTCTTGAGGGTGCGGAAGATCCAGGATCTATCTCTATTAGTAATGACGACATTGTTACCCGAGAGCTAAGCAGGGAGGATAACAAAGTTGCAAACTATTACTGGGTTTCGTCGCCTAGAAGTGATATCCACAACACAGGCACTTTACGAATACTATCCCTCCAAGGCGGTTCTGAAAGTTACTTTCTCCAAAATTACCAAAACTCTCTGCCTGATGTTTATGGATTACGGAAAATGGAAGTGGAAACCGATCAGGGAGACACTTCTCAGGTCACGGGAGACAAAAACATTCCTGCGGATGAGGCAAAGAAAGTCGCCGAGGCAACTGCGCTCTGGGTTACAAAAAGGCGTGAAGACTTAATAAAGATGCATCGAGATAATGTTGTGTATGAGTCTGGAAGTTTCACTTTTAAAGGTGATGAAAGCGCAAAGGTTGGGAAGTATCTCAAAGTCGATTATGGGGCGTATCAGGCGGAACATTACATCATTTCCATTGATCACAAGTTCGAGCCTTTTCGCCAGTTTGTAACAACGGCGCAGATAGAAAGGGGTACCGGATTTCTTGAGAGAAGTCGACAAGAAGCGCCTTATCTGGATGAGCATAGAACAGGTATTTATCGATGATGCAATTAGCAAAAGTTGTTGCCGGCAATCCTGACAGCAATACCGTGGACATTATTCTAAGCTCTACGGGGGAGCCGCACCCGGACGTTACGGTGCTAAGCCCTTCAGCGGGAACTCGTTTTGGCCATGCAGACATACCTCAGCCAGCTCCGCCTCCCTCTGGTGATAAATGGGACCTTGATTTCAATTTTGAGAATGATGTGTTAGCAGTAGTTGCATATCTTGGTAGTGAGTTGATTGTAATAGGCTTCATTTACCCTGAGGTTTCTCAAATGCTATTTAAAGAGCAGCGAGCTATTCGACGTCATGAATCGGATCTATACGAAAGCATAGACTCTGAAGGTAATTACGAACTGTCGCATCCAAGCGGCACATATATTCGCATTGGCACTACACCGGAACATGAAGATTTAACTGGTAAGGATGCTGACGAGAAATGGGCGATAGAAAAAAATACTGACAAGGCAGTTAATTTGCATTTAGCCGTTTTTAATGCCGGTGTCGAAAAGGCGTCAATCAATATTGATCCTGCCGGTGAGATAGCTATCACGACAACTGCAAATGTGACACTAACAGCCACTAAGGTAACAATTGACGGCGAGGCAGACATCAAAGGGAACGCTACATTAAATTCCGATGGAGCACCGCTTGGAAATATTGTTACTACGCAATCCACTTGTGCGTTCACTGGAGGCCCTCACCCAGTAGGATCGTCAAGTTGCAAGGCGGGCGGGTAATGCCAAGCCCTGGCGTAGCAGACCTAAAGTCAGCCCTAGCAGCTGAGACTTTTTTGGTGGGAGCGGCAACGGTTAGTTTCGATGCCGATGGCGAAATGATAACAAAGTTAGCTACTGCGATTGATGCAGGATGGACAAGTTCGTATCCTTCGACACCAACAACCATGGCTGCTGCTTTTGCAGCTGAGCTTGCTGGATACGCTTCAGGGGACGGTTTAGCATTCCTTAACTCCATCGCCTCCGCCATAGACGCCGATGTAGCATTATGGGTTGCTAGTTACGTCGCCGTTACAGGGCTTCATTCTTATGTAGTGAACGCCACCGCAATTACTGCCGCAACTCTCTCATCCAGCCCTGTTAGTAGCCCTGGTGTAATTGCGCTGGCCACAGCTGCCGGCAATGCGTTTGCAGCAGAGTTTGTTCAGGAGGAAGGGTAGAATACTACTTCCTTGATGGTTTGGGTGTGTCGTCGTGATCCTATCATGTGTCAATGAGCATACCTGAATCACAAAAAGCAGCAGACAAACCTATCGGATTTCTTCTTTGGGATAACGGCCCAAATGTCGTCATTGCAGATATTGATCTTATTATTCGACCTGAAGATGTCAATATTCATGACCCGTCGAGGAATAAAAACTCACAAACACTCGGATCCACCTGGCTAGACTCATGGGGCAGGGGGATTATCAAAATCCGAATCTCCGGTACGACAGGATGGCGGGGTGATGGTGTAAAAGATGGTTACGCTTATTTTCAAGAAGTGAAGAAGACTGTTTATACGCTATGGCATGAGTCGCGCGAGAGTAAAATTTCAAACGGCTCTAATCCAGACGATATCCAGCTGGTTTATGTCGATCAACTCAATAAGCTTGCTGTCGTTGTAGAACCAACTTCTTTTGATTTAAAGAGAAACAAAAAATCTCCACTAATTGCTAAGTATGAGATCGCCATGACTGTGCTTGGTAGTATTGGTGATTTTATTGATGATGAAAAAGACAGTATTGCAGAGGCAATTAATAATCCTAAGCAACGGTTTTACGATGCTCAGAGTAATTTAGCTGGCGTCTCGTCAGATCAAACAAGCATGGTGGATACCTTAAAAGCCACCGGAAGTGCTATTGCTGACACAGCAGAAGTCTTTGTCAATAAAAGCAATGAGCTGTTGGCAAAAATCGATGACTTGGCGGATTCAGCGATCAATCCTGTCGTAACGTTATCCGCAAATATTCAGCGTATCGGACACAACGCATTCCAATTGCTGGCGACTCCATACCGATTAGCTGATCAGGTTAAAGCTGCATTGATGGAGATTTCCTCGAATTTCAACGATGCGTACTGCAGCATAGTTAACGGATTCGGCGTACTGCAAACATTCCCTGATTTTTCCGATATGTTTGGCGCTTCCAATTGCTCATCGACGGGTGGTGGCACCCCCAAAAGCAAATATGCTGACATAAACCCATTTGAAGAATTGTACAATCTTGAGCAATCCGATATTTCTGTGTCGCCGCTAGCTAAAGATGCGATGGCGCAATTATACATTGACCCATTAACAAGTACGTTTAGTGAGAGCGAAATACTGGACCGACTTGGCATCATTGCCGAAGGCATTGTGATTAAGCAATAATGCCAACGATAAAAACATTAACCGCATCCAGACAAATAGAAACACGATGGGGTGATACGCTACAGAAAATCGCGCAACGCGAACTAGGTGATGCGTCTAAATGGATTGATATCGCGAATATCAACCAACTAAAGCCGCCGTATTTAACAGGCGACCCCATAGTTTCCAACGCAAATGTATTGCTATATGGCGATAGTCTAACAATCCCGTCGGGAGGCGGGGCAGCATCAGCAACGTCTGACCCTGACGAGGTTTTTGGTAAGGATGCCAAGCTAGATAAAGGCAAATTAACTGCTGCAAATGGAGATCTAGCGATAGTAAGCGGGGCAGGTAACGTACTGCAAGCCCTATCAAATCGAGTACTGACCGAGCAAGACGAGTTGCTATACCATAGAAAATATGGATCCTCTGTTAGACGAATCATTGGTAAAAAAGGTAATAGCAGGTCTGGAGATATTGCTTCAGGATTTGTGCAGAGGGCGCTTTTGGCGGATAGCCGCGTAGCGCAAATCAAGTCATCTAATGTGGCGGTGTCTGGCGATTCAATGAAGATCACTGTTTCAGTGGAGACCACCACGGGGAAAATTATAACATTAGGAATAGTTGATGGCTTTCCAGCTTAAAAATTTCACATCCATTGTCGCTTCGATGGTTAATCACGCACGAGGCGCAACCCAGCATTTGACGGATTTCAATGTAGGCTCAAGCTCGCGAACTCTACTTGAGGCTTCGGCTATTGAAATAGAAGAGCTGTATCAGCAAATGTTTCACGGTCTTCGAGACGCCATTCCTGTCGCTGTTTATTCAGCTTTTAGTTTTGAATTGTTGCCAGCCGTCTTATCTAGTGGTGACGTAACCTTTACCGCATCTCCCGCACCAGCGACTCCAATCGTGATTGCGGCAGGAAGCATTGTAAAGATCGCTAATCAAGAAATTAGTTTTCAGACTCAATACGAGATCATCCTAACCAATGCGTCGCCTACCGACTCAGTACGTGTCGTCGCGCTAGTATCTGGCGTGTCTGGGAATGCTTCAGCAAACACGATCACTGAAATCTCTCCCAGCATCGCTACTGTAGCAGTGACTAATCAGCAGCCATTTACTACTGGACGGGAAATTGAAACCGAAGACGAGAGGAAAGCGAGGTTTGCAGACTATATACGAAATATCAGTCGAGGCCTAAAGGGGTCTATTGAATACGGAGCGCGAACTGCCGTAGTCACAGATATCAACGGTGACGTGATTGAATACGTTAGATATTCAAAAATGTATGAACCATACTTAACCGATAACAGCCAGCCGCTTGGATATGTTAATTGCTATATTTACAACGGTGTCGGTTCTACCACGAATAGCTTAGTAGTAAGCACGCAAAATATTATCAATGGTTACGTTGATAACGGAGAGTATATTTCGGGATGGAAGGGAGCTGGGATTGTTTGCACTGTTATTGCTGTTGCCGAGCAAGCGGTCAATGTGACGGGTGTAATTACCGCTGCCGAGGGGTTTGATGCTGCTGAGCTAGCACCTTTGGTTGGCAATAAAATAAAATTGTACATTCAGGCGATTGAAATAGGTGAAACATGTTTTATTGCCGAGATTTATAAAAGCGCAATGAGTATAGGTGGTGTTAAAAACTTTATTTTATCCGTGCCGTCAGTTGATACCACCGCGAATATAAATGAGAAGTTAACACCAGGCGTGGTGACAATAACGTGATCAACACGATAGATAAATTACTCGGCTATCTGCATAAGGTTTTTGATAAAGATCCAGAAAAGCAGCTTGCAATGCGCTTTTCTTATGACGGAAGTATGACATGGGCAGTATCTGACTCATTATTAACAACAACAGTATCGGGCGGAGCCGGAAAAAACCTTGCTGTACAGCTTGATAATACGGGTTTAATTTGCAATGGAATTAATAACTATTTTTATGTGCCAGTCGATTCGGCCCAGCCTATTTATGAAGCTTCGCTACCACTCGAAATAAATGCCGATTTCAGTATTTCTGCATATCCATTAGCAGTCAGTCCTTTTGTCAGCAAAAACTCATCTTATGAACTAGGTATGGCTACTGACGGACGTTTAGCAATCAGGATCGAAACTGACGAGGCTGGGTTATGGGTATGGCAATACTTTTCCTTTGTTGTGCCTATCAACTCCCTCATGTCGATAAAAGTTATATTTGATGGTGTCGATATTCAGCTTTTTGTAGATGGGGTTCTGAAAGAAGCAATCACATCAAGCCAGTCGGGATCCATGTCTCCCAATGAAAACAACATCTATTTCGGAGCTAGTGAATCCGGTGGATCTCTTGCCTACAGTATGGCCGTAAAGTTTTATGGCTTCAGTGTTACCAATAACAGCCTCACAAAACTAGCATTATCATTTGATGAGCTATTTGGGAAATACCTCATAGATATCACCGGCAGTGGGCAGGTTGGAATACTGGTAAACGGCCCAAAGTGGGAATCCATAACTCTTGCAGAAATATATGCATATATTGCATCTCAAACAGATTACACAGGATCTTTTTTGGATGCTGATTTGGCTGAGCTATCTGGCTCGGTTCTAATAGAAGATACGAAAAATCAATCATCGTTTAATGGTGATCATTTATACGCTTTCACTTCATTGCTATGGGTTGTAGTAAACACCTTCGCATCATCATTGTTCTTGGCCAAAACGCACATTGGAAATATGCTTGAGCAGATGTCGCTCGCAACTACTGCTAAATCTTGGGTTGATTTCTGGGGTGGTGTGTTTGGTTTTAAAAGGCTTGCCAACGAAGAAGATAATCATTTCCGAAATAGAATAATCCAAGATGTTGTGCAGGTTAAAGCAAATAATATCGCGTTAGAAAAAATATTGCTTGAAGTGACGGGATTGTCTATTCAAGTCGTGGATATAGACTGGGTTAACAATCCAGATGATATTTTGGGTCAGCTTGGTTTAACTGCTTTAAAGCCAGGATCACCGCCGTCAGGTGGGTATCCATACTGGGGGGCACCAGTTAACGATAATCCCTTAGTGTGTACTTTTGCAGTAATCATTGGTGTTGCATCATTGTCTGATATTTCAGAGTTAGATAAAACGACAATTAAAGACCTAGTGGAAAAAAATAGAATATCTGGTACTTATGCAAAATATTTCGGCCCGGTGGGGAATTTTTTATACACAAATACGGCTGGCGATAACACAAACGACATTGCCAAGCTGAGCGGCCCTAAGCCGGCGTCATATCAAGAAATTGTATTGTAGAGGGTTTTATGGAAGTAGGTATAGACTGGCTTGGTAACTATAGTCGTTTCACATACGATGAACCGAAGTTGTATTTTGCAATGCTGAAAGAGCAAGGCAAGGCGGTTCTTGACGATGAGTTTAATATCGCCCAAGAGATACAGCTAAATTTTCTACGAAGGCTTGTTATAGATTCGTTTGGTAACGGCTCACCGAACGATGGATTCAAAATTGTCGGCATTGGTTCAGCTAACGATTTTACGATCAAGGGTGGCGACGGGACAACCGAAGGGGCCGGGCGAATCTGGATAAATGGGTATCCTATCATCTTGCCATCAGATGTTAGTTATTCGGCTCAGCCCATTGCTCAATCGCCTTTAACTACGCCAGCTGGGGTCCGCGTTGATGAGGTGTATCTTGATATTTCTTTTAAAGAATACGGGCCAATTGAAGATCCTCTAATTCAAGATCCCACACTCGGAGTGGAGACATCTCGTCGCTTAAAGTTAGTGTGGGAGCTAAAGGTTGCTGAAGGCTCAGTGACGCCAGCAAGTTATGTTGATGCTAACAATATAACTCATTCGACGTACAAAGTAGCCGAGCTAAATCGCACCGCGTCAGCTAACATTGATCCTGGGATGGTTGTTGATACGAGATCTACTGGAAAGGCTGCTGATCATATTGCAGATAATACTAATCCGCATAACGTGACTGCCGCGCAAGCCGGCGCGCCTACAACGACTCAGCATGATTCGCTGGCTGCAAGTGTTGCGTCGCATACAGGTGACTCTAATAATCCGCATGCGGTCACGAAAGCGCAGATCGGATTAAGTAACGTCACTAACGATGCCCAGCTAGCTAGTAGTAACAACTTGTCAGATCTAGCGAATGTTTCAGTAGCCCGCACTAATCTAGGAGCATCTACTGATAACACCGGAAACACGCTCGTGTTGAGGGGTGCTGGTGGGCAAATAAGCGCTTACTCTATCAATACTGATTTCATGAGCGCTGAAAGAACATCCACGATTGGTGATATTGCAACGGTATTCGGTAATAACGCAAATTACGTTGATAACCTGATGAGAATAAAAACCACCTCTGCGGGGAAAGCCTCTCTGTCATTTTTGCAAATGTCGTCGTCAAACACATCAGACACTGAATTTAACTTTCGCAGTGATGGTAATGGATTCTGTGACGGTTCGTGGTCAGGTGGTGGCGCCGATTTCGCGGAAAATTTCGAATGGACTGACGGCAACCCGGAAAACGAAGACAGAGTGGGCGTTACAGTTGTCTCGGATGGGCATAGGATACGAGTTGCGTTAGATACAGATAGTGCGGCAAGCATTATCGGTGCGATATCAGGGATGCCGACTGTTGTGGGTAACTCAGATATGGGTCGATGGAAAGAAAAATATATAAAGGATGACTACGGACGCTACGTTTACGAAGATGCAACTTTAATTAAATGGCTCCAAGATGGAGAAAAGTATGAATATTTTTCCGACAGAATACCTGTCGATATAACTCCCCCTAGCCGAGTAAAAAAAGTAGCCTCAACTCGGCGAAAACTCAATCCAGAACATGATGAAAACAAAGAGTATGTGAGTCGAGAAGATCGGAAAGAGTGGGATTTCGTTGGAATTATAGGTCGAGTGAGAATTCGCAATGATCAACCGATAAATCCAAACTGGATTCGATTGAGAAGTATTTCAGAAAGCGTCAGCGAATGGTTGGTTAGGTGATTAAGAACCATTAATTCACGTAAAGCAAAGCATCGCTCAATTAACTATGCAGGGATAAAAAGATGACAGAAACCAGCGACAATAATGAAGCCGTAAAGCAGCGTTGGCATGTCGATAAAACTATATCGCTGAGTCATATATTAACAACGGTTGCGATGATAGCGGGGTTGTTTTTCTGGGGTAGTGATGTCGAGAAACGGATTTCAGGTAACGCTTTGGCAATACAGTATCAGGAGAAATTTACGGCCGCATCTACAAAAGTAGTTGATAGTAGGTTGTCGGAAATGGCGAAAGATTTGCGGGAAATTAGAAACGCATTGGTGAAACAAAAATGAACCGGCATCAATTCTCGACTGCAGTTTTAAAACCGACACTACATAAAATAGGTCTATATTCGCACGAAGCTGAAAGACTACTGATCGGAACCGCAATTCAGGAATCAAGACTCAAGTATATCGTTCAACTCGGAGGTGGGCCGGCGTTAAGTTACTTCCAGATCGAGCCTGATACTATTCACGATATCAACGAAAATTATTTAAAGTTCCGACCTAGCTTAAAAGAAAAGGCCGATTATTTTAAAGTAGAAAATATTTCTGTTGAAGAGCAAATTGTATGGAACATGGCTTTATCGGTTGTTTATGCGAGACTGCATTATCGACGTATCCCCGAAAAACTGCCCGATGCTGACGATTTAACGGGGCAGGCGAGGTACTGGAAAAGATATTATAACACGGCACTGGGCCGAGGTACTGAAGAAGAGTATATCGCAAACTATAGGAGAGAAATAGAATGAACGAAGTAGTAGAAGTAGGTCAACGACAAGATTTGACAAATGAAATAGAATCGGAAATGCGCGATTTCACCCGTCGCTCACAAAGATGGACGACTTGGTCAAACTGGATTCTGTCCCTGATAATTATCACATCATCGCTTGCAGCAATCTCGGATTCATTTGTTTTTTTCGGTGTAGACACCAAGAACACTGGATTTATTTCTGGTTTGCTATCAGTTTCTGCGGTAATACTTAGTGGTATTTTTGCGAAACTTAAATTCACAGCTAACTCTGACGCAGCAAGAACAACGGGTGTTCGCCTAAAGATGCTCATTATTAAGCTGAAAGATCCAGAAATTTCATTCTCGCAAATATTAAAAGAGTATGTGGATATAATTGGCGCTAATGAAGTTATTAAGAAGAAACCTGATTAGTGAAGAAGTGTCGAGAAAAATTATTTAGATTGGATCACTGCCTTAAACGAGAAAGCCGACATTTCATTTTATGAATCGTCGGCTTTTTTGCTAAAACAAATACGGCCTATTAGTCACGCCTCCTATCTTTAACAGCAACACCAAATACGGCAAGTTTGGCAATCATAGAGAGAAAGCCTATCTCGATACCGGAGTGCGGAACACCTGGTTTCATATCTTCGATTATCCAAGGAAGCAGGGCTGAGCAATTATTGTTTCGCATGTGTTTGACTGCTTCCATGGCATACGCCTCTCCAGTGTCTATCTGTTCACTGTAATCGCCATGTGGTTTGACTGACCATAATGAAAGCCTTGATAGACCTTGATCATTAATTTCGGCTGCGAAGGATAATCCCGAAAAGTTGCTCATTGGATTTTGGTGAACGCTGTCGCTAAGAGTAAGGTCAGATACCTTGTTTTGAAGATCGGTTTTTTTAACCACTATCTCGTTTTCTCTAACAACCACAGTTCTAGAATTCATACTACCCATAAAGCCATCCCCCTCAGATAACATTACAAAGAACTGCGTAAATAATCGCAGCTGAAGACCGACACCAGAGAGTAGTACTTTAGTACTAGTTTGTTGTATTCGCTGGTTATTTAAGCTACATAAAAAAAGTGTGGTTGTCACATACAAATATTTTATGGTTGCTTGCTGCCATTTTTGGGTTAGTTGGAGACCTAAATGGGGAAAAAGATTTTAATTATTGATGACGATCAATTATTCTTGGATCTCGTGGAAATTATCACGAGCGATCTCGGTTGGTCTGAGTTAAATACATTTACTGACCCAACAAAGGGTGTAAAGCACTTTCATAGCAATCCAGGAATGTACCACGGGGTAATTCTTGATATTTTAATGCCTGGGAAAAACGACGGAATTAAAGTCGCTAGAAAGCTAAGGGAGAAAACCCCGAGTTTACCAATAGTGTTTTTAAGTGCGTATAAAAAAGACATGTCAGATAATGTTCGGGATTCGGTTGATGAGTTAGGGAATGTCTTGTATGTAGAAAAACCGTTTCAACCCAAAGACTTAAAAATAGCGCTTGTAAAGATGTTTGGGAGGGCTGCTTAATATGTGTCCCTGATTGATTTGTGGGTGTAATGCTGCCTTGTTTGCGATAGAGTGTTTAGTCATATCTTTATTCTTGGGCAAATATGCAAATCTCTGATAGCAGTATTTATTCATATAGAAAAATCATTGCTCAGTTTCTGATCTTGTCATCGATTACACTAGCGTTTCCCCCAAAATTATTTGCTGGTGAAGAGTCGTGGCGAACATACACACCGATTGAAGAGCGGAAGGCAAGTAAATTATTGGGTGATTGCTCTAGTAAAAGCCATGGGAAACTTGATACAACTGTAAATATGATGTGCTTAGAGTTGGATGCAAATGGCAGATTTAACGGCTTAATTATTGATGATATTTCGATTGCAAGGTGGACTCGGTTTAGTAAATTAAGTTGGTGGGCCAAAGATGAGAATAATAGGGTCAACACCTCCCCGCCACACTTCGGGCTTCTCGCTATATTTAGAGGAAGCACTCCATTAAAAGTAAAAGTTAAATTCAATTCTCCAGATTTTGATCAGCTAACTGGTGAAGAAAGTGAAAGGCTTTTTGAAAAAGCAGCGAATGATCTAGGGCTCATTGAGTTTGATAAAAAAAAACACTTAGACTCCAAACAAAAAGTATTTGAAAATAAAAAAAACTTAACTAAACCGCCGTGTGATAATCTCGTATTGACTGGGTTCGCAGCTGGAAATGCTCGTCACCTTCATCAGATGTACCAAGAAGAAGACCCGCGCAAATTAATCCCCTATAACCCCATATCTTGCACGTTCCCTACACGGCCTGGTCAGTTACATTGGTGTGACGGGTTAATTGAGCTAATGAATAAAAAGGCAGTGCTCGTCGATTGGGGTGAAGACAATCTTCAAGTAGAGGTAGAGCTTGATTTTAATATTGGTCGTCGCTCAGCATTATTGATTGTTAAGCGAGAAACTGCCAAGTGTGTCAAGTAAGATTGCGGATTTGTTAATAGCATGAATAAATATAATCCTACTTATGAAGAATATCGTAACAAAGTGGTTGGGCATATAATACACGCCACACGATTCCCTCAAAAATTTACACGGTGTGATATTGAGCATTTTCATAAAATGACTTACGAGCTGCTCCAAGATGACATTCATCCAAATCAAATTGGGTCCGAGTTATTTGATGTTTTTGCTGTTGAAAATCTTGATTTTCTATCGATTGCTATTATTGCAAGTAATGGTTTTCAAGCATTTGCTATATTGAAGAAGGCGAAGGCTGAAGGAGTGACCACCGTCCGTGGATTATCTGTGCATGATGGTTGTATTGCTTGCAAGTCTGCTGTAGATAAAAAAACATATGAGGTCGATGTTTTATTGAGGGAATATGATAAAAATCTTGTTAGCAGCATTCTCCTGCCACATATTTCATGTGCGCATATGGGTAGTGAGGGTGAAGGGTGGTGCCGATGTTCGTGGGCGCTAATGTCAAACATTGACACTACTGGAGTAGACCCAGGTTTTGTCGCTTGGCTTACTAATCGTTTAAAAAATATGATTTTACTCTTCACTTTAGTGTGTCGATCCCCTCAAGCTTAAGGGGATCGATTAGCTTTAACTACTCATGTCGCCCCTTGTGCGTTTAATAATTTAGAAAGTTTTGCCAATCCTTTCGGAGTGATTAAAACTTGCTCCACTGTTTTCTCAGAGCCATCTGGCCGCTCAACCGTAGTAACTTTATGCTCAAGTACTCTGGCTTGAAGTTTGTCCTGATAGGCTGTCCAGTTCTTTCCGCCAGCTCTTTTGTAAATCCAGCGATATGCTCTAAGCCAGGAAAATAATTCTTTCGGCTTTATCTGCAAATCTTTTGCTGCGTTGGTAACGCACATTCCTCCATCTGAAGTGGCAATTCTATCAAGTGCTTCCGCTTTTGGTTTGAGCTTGTCACGCTCTTCTATCGCTTCGGCTGCAAGTCTTAATGCTTCTGGTAATGTGTGGGGAATTGTTTGCTGAAGGTTATAGCTTCCAGTTTTACGGATAGTTGGTAAAACCTCACCAACCACCCATTCTTCAAATGCTTCTGCGCTTGGGAGTTTTGAACGCATGATTAAGCGGTATACATCGCGTTCGGGGATGATTTTCGTTTTCTGCGTACCTCCAGATGAAGGGGTGAACGTTTCGTTCACCCCTTTGCAGTGGTCGCGTATAGCCTTTTGTGGATTGGCGTAACCCAGTATTGCCGCTACATCCTTGGCCGCAAACCATGGCTCTCCATCTTTCCCTTGAATAACGCGAACATTATGATTGTTGAAATTAAATGGAATAACGTTGCTCATAATCAACTCCTTCCGGCTTTAATTGATGAGCCGAACATTGCTAATTCGGCAATCGATGAAAGAAACCCTGTCTCGATGCCGGAGCGCGGCATCCCTGGCCTCATATCTTCGACTACCCATGAAAGCAGGGTAGTGAAATTATTGGTTTGCATGCACTTAATAGCTTCTACCGCGTAGGCTTCACCGGTTATGATTTGCTCATGATAATTACCATTTGGCTTGACTGACCATAATGAGAGTCGTGATAGACCTTGGTTGTTAATTTTTTCTGAGAAGGGTAATTCTGAAAAATCGTACTTTGCTTGTTCTGGTGTAACTAATGGACGGATTTGTCCTGTGGTATTAGTAGACATGATGGTGCCCTCGGGTGTTAGTTGAGAACTGCCACCAACCAAGGCGAATCGGATTAGGGTGGCAGGCCGTACAGGGTTCGCCTTACCGCTCCGAGGGGCGGCCACCCGAAGGTGCCCCATACGACCTACCATAGAATCTACGGATTTTGGGCGTAAAAAAAGCGCTTCGAGTGAGCGCCTATGCGCTCGGAAATTCAGGAGGCGAATCCTGATTGCTAATTGAGTAGCAATACTCGAATGGTAAACGCTCTTTTTTATCGTTGTCAAGGTATTTTCCCTTATAAATCAAGGTGGTAGTAAATAGCTACCACCTTAACTAGGCTTAAGTTGCGTTAACCTCTTCGCCTCCAAAAGCATCAATCAACTTAGGTATGAAGCTTTTGAGTTCCATTGCCATGACTGAAAAATCCTCATCAAACTGTGATGCGTAGTCGTCATCAGCATCCGCTTGCTCAATTATTTCATCACTGAATTTCAGTCGATTAATAGAGAAGTTATCGTCGACGACACAGGAAACACTGTCCTGCCATTTAATGGCGAGCTTTACCACTTGCTTACCCGCTGTTACGTGGCCTTGCACTTCGTCAGCCCCAAGATACTGATGTTTACAACGAATAACTCCATCATCCGCATGAAGTTCGCACTCATCGCTTATTGAAAAATCCTCGGGAATTCCTTCGCCTGAAACCCATCTTGTCATGTTTACGGCTGGCGGCAGTAGGAGGGGAATTGGGATAACGGGTAGCGTTTCGATTGAGCGACGAAGATAAACCAAAACTTCTTCCGCTCTTTTGGAGCTAGAGGCATTAACGAAAATGAGGCCATCGCTGGGGGAAATGTAAGCAAATGTCAAATTACTTTTCACGAATGCTTGAGGAAGAAGGTCTTGCACCACATCGTCTTTAATCTGGATCTTTTCTTTGCGCCTTAGCTTTCTAGATTGAGCTGCTTCGATCTCGGAAATCTTATTGTTGACTGATTCTCGAACAACACTGGCAGGAAGGATCTTTTCTTCCTTGCGAGTGCAAATCATAATATTGCCATTAGCTGCATGGGTCAATTCAACACCATGCTTGCCTAATGGCGGCACCCACCCATAACTAGCAGGCTGTAATTTTCCGCAAGGTTTGAATTGAAACTTTTTAAGCTTGGCGCTTAATTCTTCAGCTCCGAGTGTGAACGGTTGAGTGAAGCGGTACAGCTGGATATTTTTAAACCACATGTAAATCTCCTCGATTAATATTTCCTCAATTTCTTTAGAAGAACCAAAGCATAAAAACAATCAAGGCAAGCATTATTAAGCAGGGGCAGCGGTATATCATGAGATAAATAATGGCTACTAACGCCTCAGAATTGCTCATGTATTCAAGTTTTGACTGCTCTTGCTTACCTGGTCTCACCGAATTCTCAGTATTGGCTGTTTCTGATTTCTGCATTTCATCCATAGCAGTTCCTAGTTTATAAACTGCGGATCTCGAATCCAT